AGAACCAATTCAATACCGAGAATTTGTGTTTGTGCTGCACCAGATACGCCTACAGTACATAGGTCATTGTTCATCGTGTTGACTGATGGCGCAATTGCTGATGGAGGTGGAGACTTTACAGTAGTCTCAGATTTTGAATTTGAATTTGTTGTGCTATTGGATGTAGATTCAGTTACAATAGCTTGTGCGAATACTGAAACAGCCGCCGTCATCATAACGATTCCGACAATTATTTTTTTCATTTTAGCCTTTTCCTTTTGTAGTTTACATTATTTAAATCAAAAGAAAATGGCAATACTCACAACTTATTATTTATCCATATGGCCCGACCGGGAGGAATCGAACCCCCGTATAGATGTTTAGAAGACACCTGCGTTATCCACTACGCTACGGTCGGATATTTGGTGCGATTGGCCGGAATCGAACCGGCACGACCGAAGTCGAGAGATTTTAAGTCTCTTGTGTCTACCTATTTCACCACAATCGCATTATTTGGAGCGGGAGAAGGGATTCGAACCCTCTCCATCAGCTTGGAAGGCTGAGTCCTCTCCCAGGAGAACTCCCGCATTATGGTGGAGATGACAGGCTTCGAACCTGCGACCTGATGCTTGCAAAGCACCTGCTCTCCCAACTGAGCTACATCCCCTATTTTATTACTTATAGTGATAATTTTTTATCTCTATAATTTTTAATTTTTTCATTTGCTCTTTTACTAATATCAATAAAATCAACATTACCAAATTTGATTCTATCTTCTACATCACCATCAATACCAAAGGCACCCATACCAAAAATGTCTGGTTTTTTAGTACTTGCGTTGTGAGTTGATTTGAAAAAATCATCAGCTATTTTACAAGCATCCAAATAGTTCATATGTTTATTTTTCCAATGAAGAACTGTAGGTGTCATTAAACCTTGACTAAACACAGATTGTTTTTTTATTTCTTCTATAACTTCATGTTCAGTCATTTCAATATATCCATAATTTTGACAAGTTAAATCTAACTCAGATTTTCTTTCATTTAAACCTTTAGATAATGATAGTGCAAAAACAACTGTGTTATCATTTTTCCAATTATCTATCAACCATTTTTTTGTTTCTTTTATAGTTTCTTTTGTTTCTTCAGGTAAACCAACAATAAAACTTAAAGTTACTAATGAGTTCGAATTGTAAGATTTAAAGTAATTTGAAATTTCTAAAACTTTTGCTTTCATTTTATCGGCATCATATCCTTTGTAAATAATTTTTCTTGTTTCTTTATTAAAAGATTCTATGCCATAGAAATGTCCAAAAACTCCCATTCTCACTAGATGTTCCCAATCTCCTCTTCTTGTAGCCATTAATTCTGGTTTCATAAAAGCTGAAAACCAAGGTTTAAAATTTAATTTTTCAACAGCATCAGCATACTTAATTATTTTTTCAGTTCTGTCATTAAAAGTTTCATCTGCTAAAACATAATTTTTTATTCCCCATTGGTCATAATTTAATCTTAATTCCTCATCAATACTTTCAACAGACCTTGTGTAATCATCTTTAATACCTATGTTTGGAAAATTACAAAATTTACATTTAAATATACAACCTCTGGACATTTGTGTATTTAAAAATTCATCTTTTAATAAGAAATCTCTTTTTTCATATCTCACAGTCAAGTCTGGCATAGGAAAAGAAGGATAATATTTGTTTGCATCCAAATATTTTGTCTTGTGACCATTTAAATTAATATTAAATGGTGGTCTATTGCTATTCGAAAACAAATATTTTAATAATTCTAAAAGAGCATTTTCACCATAACCATAAACATGATAATCAATTGCATCATAGTTCATATTTAAATGAGCATTAGAACCAGATATTATAGGTATTGTTTTATATGTGACCTTTATCGTTTCTAATTTTAAATTCAAATCATTATCGTAGTATGGAAAAAGCCAACTTAAACCAAAAAATTTAGTATTTTTATTAACTCTACTTTTCAATAAATTAAATAATTCATTTATTTCAAATGTATCAAAAAAATCTATGACCTCCACATCCCATTGGTGTTCACGCAAAAAAGATGCGATTCTATATGCTCCCACAGACCTAACTGTGTAACCATTTTTATCTGTACCCAAATTAAATATTAAAGCATGATTCATTATTTTTTTTCAATTTTATTAAGAGCTTCAATTACACATTCTTCTGTTGAAAGAATGTCTTGATATTCATTATTTAACTTCTCTATTTTTTCTCTTCTTTCTTCATTGTTTTTGAAAATTGCATCCCAATTTTTATCAAAAGTTTTTTTATCGACACTAAATGGTCTTGAATTACTTCCTTTACCACCATCTGCCATATTTACCTCCTAGAATTTGGTCCGAGATGCAGGATTCGAACCTGCGATTTCCTGCTCCCAAAGCAGGCGACTTAAACCAGACTAGCCTAATCTCGGAAAAGATGCTTCCTTTGTACGGTGGTAATTATAGAGAGACTTACTGACCGAGATATCTTCCAGTCTTACCTGCTCTCCTTCCGCCCACTCCTCGACCACAAAGGATTCTCGTATTGCCAACGCCGGTTCGGTAAGACCCACCTTTCGATGCCTCCATCCAAGGAGGGGAACCACCCCTGAGTAACGAACTCACTTCACTTCCTGCGGGTCACAGTAGCCGGGCGTTACCCCAGCGGGTTTGGTAGCGGGTGCAGGAATCGAACCTACCTAGACCGGCTTATGAGACCGATGAGTTCTCCAGAACTACTAACCCGCAATTTGGTGCCGGAGAAAGGAATCGAACCCTCGACCTTCTCATTACAAGTGAGCTGCTCTACCGACTGAGCTACTCCGGCGAAACTGGCTGTCTAGCCTGGGCTCGAACCAGGGACCAAATGATTAACAGTCATCTACTCTACCAACTGAGCTACTAGACAATGAAACCTAAAAATTTAAAATTCTCTTTTACTACTGCCAATGTAAACAAATAATTTTTACTTTCAGAACCAGGGTCACCCCCCGTAACAATACGATGATAGAGTTTATTTTCAATCATTTCTTTTAATTTTTTTGTCTGAATTATGTATACACTTTTTCGACCATCTGCTGTGTGAACTTTATATAGGTAGTAGTCTGCCTTAGACACTTCAATTCCTGATTGGCGACCCCAACTAGAAAATTCAACACCTATATTACCTGTTCTCGCACAACTAAAATCTTCTTTGATTTCAATATCAACAACTTTTCCACTTTTATTAAATTTCATACGCACATCAAAATCTGATTTACGAACACCACTAATTGTATCTGATGTTCCAACCAAACTCATGTCTTGCGTTTCACAAAGATAATCAGCAATTTGTTTTTCTGTTTTCTTAGCGATTGGCAAGTCTTTTGCAAAATCATAATTTGGCATTTTGGATCCTTTTTATTAAAAACAAATGGCGGTCCGTACGGGATTCGAACCCGTGGTCTTCTGCGTGACAGGCAGACGAATTAGGCCAGCTATTCTAACGAACCATATTGAAGCACACTACTGAGTCGGCGACCGTGCAGCCTCGATTGTGTCGAGCGTTATCGTGTCCTCTCCGCAGATGCTCTTTGTTGCTGAGAGTAATGCACTTCAATATGGTGGGTAGCCAGGGAATCGAACCCCGTATGCCTGAGGCGCCTGATTTACAGTCAGGTGTAGTCACCAATGCTACTCGCTACCCAATGGTACACCATAGGGGAATCGAACCCCTCTTTACGCCGTGAAAGGGCGTTGTCCTAAACCGATAGACGAATGGTGCATAAAATAAGGGGCACGTTGGCTATCTCCCGATAGTCGCTGTTGTTTAAGAATAGGCGTCCATGTGTGGCGCTCACTCCCCCAGCTACGTTTTTAAAGAACAAATATAATCATAACAGTACCACATTAATTTGTCAAGCGGTACTGTTGTAAAAAAACAACACTCTGGAGCATACGGCTGGATTCGAACCAGCGACTTTACAGTTTTGCAGACTGTTGCATTTGACCACTCTGCCACGTATGCATTAAATTGGCACCCCGCCAGGGATTCGAACCCCGTCCTTCGGTTTTGGAGACCGCTATGCTGCCGTTAACACCAGCGAGATACATTTGGCGGAGAGTATAGGATTCGAACCTATGCGCCTCTTTCGAAACGACGGATTAGCAATCCGCTACATTACCACTCTGTCAACTCTCCATAATTTGGCGGAAGCGGTGAGATTCGAACTCACGGACCCTTTCGAGCCTCTAGTTTTCAAGACTAGCGCCATAGACCACTCGACCACACTTCCTTATTTTTGGTTCTGGTGCGGAGGGTGAGAATCGAACTCACACGCTTTTGGCAATAGTTTCTAAGACTATCGTGGCTACCTTTACACCACCTCCGCAAAACTTGGTACCAGGAGAGAATTTTGAAATCTCGACCCCCGCCTTATCAAGACGGTGCTCTGCCTCTGAGCTATCCCGGCATTGGTGCAACCCACAGGAATCGAACCTGTTTCAATGGCTCTTCAGACCACCGCTATGACCACATCAGCTAGAGTTGCATGGGTTGAACCGGGGAATCGAACCCTCTCTACCTGTTTCACAGACAGGTGTGCGACCACTACACTAGGAACAACATTGACCGTATTAAAGCATATTCAGAAACTCCTTGAGAATCTAAACCTGTCTCCTTGAGACAAGTGAATATGCTTTAATATGGTCCTTGGAATAGGATTCGAACCTATATCAGCCGATTATCTGTCGCTACGGGGTATAAGCCCGCTGTTTTACCATTAAACTATCCAAGGAATGGAAGGGGTGCTAGCCGATACACCACACCCCCACAAAACAACACCTAATTTTTAAAGAGCAGTAAAACCAAAACAAAAAACCCTAGATTTTTTAGGTCTAGGGTTTTGTGTTTGGATTCTAATTTTTGTTACATTTTATCCTTTACAAAACCCTTCGCCAAGCCATAGCGCTGGTGTATTCTCGCCACAAATAAATGTGCGATAATCACTAGACTGCTTATGTGTCGATATGAGTTGTAAACGGGTAAACACTTTAAATCTCCAAAAATTATTTAATGAAACGATTGTACTTATATATCCAAAATTTGTCAAGCTTTTTTTAACGTAGTGTTGTTTTTTTACAACACCTCAATTTTTCTTATACCAGTTGTTTTTTTATAACCATTTTATAGGTTCATTTTCTATAACTCTGTTTGGATTTTGAAAATCTTCAAATACTTCCCAAAGTTTTTCTTTTGCTGCAAATTTTTGTAACAAACTAAACGATATACCATTTGCTTCAATTTCCCAAGGTTCATCGTAATAGTCCATATTTTCGACTTTTTTGCCACGCCATCTAGTACACGCTTCGTTTAAATCGCTATATGCATATTGTTTCACGTGAACCATTTCATGCGCTAAAGTTTCTAAAATATCATGCGCTCCAATTCCTGGATGCAATTCAATTTCAAATTCTCTTGGTTTATTGCTGTCATTATAATCTAAAATTCCAGCATATCCAAAGGCATTTAAATTTTTATCAAATTTAATTGATACTGAAATATTCTCCAACATTTTTGGAGTCATCAATTCTTGAGCAAAAAATAACGCAGCTCTTTTTACAAAAGGTCGAAAAAGTTTTTTATCTGGACACTTAGTTATGCTTAACTTCATTTTTACTTCCTCTTAAAAAGTTATGCTTGCCTTTTGATAAATTTACTCTTCACTTTTTTCGGTTTAAAGCTTTTCTTTAAAAACTCAATAACTATGTTTTTATCAAATTCTTTACAACTAAAAACATCCAGATAAAGGTCACCACTTTCATCCATAAAATGGCCAACAATACTAGATGTTTCAATTAATTGTATCACGGTCCATCCGGTATTACAAGGCTCTGGACCAAAATGTGCCAAAATTGGGTCACCATATGGTACCATTTTGATTTTTTCTACCATTTCAGACACAAAAGTTTGTATATACTCACAATTTTTGACTAAAGTGGTATCACAACCTTTGGCATCGATGACTAAGTGGTAACCCCAACTACTCATATTCAACCACTTCCACGTTACATTTTTCCAAAAAGTTAATTCCTTGAGTATTTCGGTAGTGGTTCTTAAAGTAAACTTTCTTTATTCCAGCTGTATATATCTGTTTTGCACATTCTATGCATGGAGAATGAGTTAGGAACATTACGGAACCATCTCCAGACTCACTCCCTTTGGCCAGCTTAGCGATAGCATTAGCTTCAGCATGGATGACTTCTGGTTTAGTTCTGCTTTTATGCCAATTACCTTTATCGGTTCTCTGATAACCCATTTTCTCCATCTCTTCTGGAGTTTGGTAGATTTCACTATTCAAAACGAACTCGGTTTCCTCACAATCATTGGTCCAACCAGAAGGCATACCATTGTATCCAATTGAAATAATTCGGTCATCTTTGACAATGATGGCACCAACTTGTAACCGTTTTGCACTAGACAATTTGGCAAACCTTTCTGCCACATCCATATATGCATCAACAAACTTTTGTTTCATTTTTGTGAATCTCCAGGCATCACTCTATAATTGTCTTCAACGGAATCTGGTGTTGACACTTCAATAATAGTACCTTGTTCGACACATATTAATTGGTGTGGTAACAAAGGTGGGTTGTGCCAAACATCACCAGTATTTAATTCTTTATCTTGTATTTCTGCATTTTTTGTATCGATATATTTTACGATAAATTTTCCTTTTAGTACATACCATGTCTCATCTTTTTCGGAATGAAAGTGCATGGAGAATTTAGCGCCTTCATGGAAATTCATAAACTTACCACAATACTTGTCATTGGTCGCAAAAATGTATTCGCTACCCCAACCTTTTTTAACATTACCTTCAAGTCGCATTTATTTCCTCCATTGATGGTGCATACACACCAGTATGTTGTACAGTAATTGCTGAAGCTTTTAAGGAAAATTCTATTGAATCATCCATATTTTTTGTTAACAAATACTTATAGACAAGTGATGACAAAAAAGTATCTCCAGCACCACAAACATCAGCAACTCTTACAAGATGAGCTGGATAATTTTTACCTTTGTAAATTGCACCTTTTTCACCGAGAGTTATAATTAAATTTGAACAAAGAGTTTTTGCTTCACGATATTCTTTCGAATTAATTTTTACAATGCATCCTTCAAATTCTTTTAAATCTTTTTTCTTTGTATCAACAAAGATTGGACCATCAAATCTTTTTCTTAATTCTTTAACAAAGTCATACGTTATAGTACCTTTATCATAATCAGAAACAACTATAGCATCAATGTTATAAGTATTAACATCATTGAAAGTTAAAGGGGTGCATTTAAAATCTTCATCGATACGAACAATGTGTTGTTTTGATTTAATATCAATTATTCTTGTTTTTGTGGAAGTTTCATTGTGAACATAAAAAACATTACAACCCAATTTAGTTAAATTCTCATACACGTTACCTGCCATACCTGGAAGTTTTTCTGTATGAGAACGTTTTAAAATGGGAACAGGAGCTTCAGGACTGATTCGTTCAACAGTACCATATTGGTACACATCTAAACAATCATCACCGACTAATAATATCTTTAATCTTCTGAGTTGTTGAGTAATCATCGATTCTTCCAAAAAATTCTATTTCAATTTTATCTGCACCAATAATTTCACAACCGATGTAATCAGAACCTTTGACCATTAAATTGGATTTTTCAATCAAGTTCAACAATTCAGAATCATTATTGAAAACAGAAACTTCATCCACCGATTTTAAATTTTCTAATAGAAACTTTCTTTCGTATTGGTTGTTTATTGGTCTATTATTACCTTTTAATTTTTTCACTCTTTCATCAGAATCAATACCAACCAAAAGATAATCTCCTAAACTTTTTGCAAAATTTAGGAGTTTAATGTGACCCACATGGAGTATATCGAAAGTTCCGTTTACAAATATAATCCTATTGTGTATCATAATTAATTTTGTTCACAAAACTTAACTTCTGTTCATCAGTCCAAGATTTCAGATAATCATTATCTTCATCAAAGACTTTGAAATATTCTTCATCCGTCAGTTCTCTGGTAGAAGTAATACACTCATCAACATGAGATTGTGAAAATTCTTTGAATTCAGTATCACCTAAAGAACAAACTACTTCATCCATTGCGTGTTCTTTTTCTTTTGCTTCAACAACGTAACGCATACGAAAAATTGAAACAGTTTCAACCAAATACTTTTTTTTCATCTTTCACCCTTTCTAAATTTTCTTTACGCATCAATTTTGGAGTTTCTTTAATACCAATATTTTTGACAACGTAAATAAATTCCACATCATCAATAAATTTAGATTCCCATTCTGAGAAAGTATAGTAAACATCCTGGTTGAGTTTGTTCCTCATCCGCAGAAATGATTTGTTTGATTTAGATTTTTTCATAATATAAAGATTGTACATGAGTTACTAGGAGATGGCAACCACCCCCTAGTATTATTGCCACTTATTTTTTATCTGATTTTTGCGTCATAAGGCAATTGGCTTGTTTGTATAAACCTCTACGAGCCAATTCGGTTGCAGCTCTTGCTCTCGCAAATTCATCAGTAAATTCCACCAAATAGTTCCAAACTTTATTAAGAAACTTCATTTTTGGCAACTTTTTTTGGTGTCGTTTCGATTACATCACTTACTTCAATTTTTCGTGGTTTCTTGTGTTCAGGAATAATTCTCTCTAAAAAGATACGAAGCATTCCATTTACAAGTTCCGCATTATGTACTTCAATCTGGTCACTCAAAGCAAACATACGTGTGAACGCACGATTGGCAATACCTTTGAAAAGAAAATCTTCAGGTTCACCATCAAGGTCGTCACGCATGAATCCTTTAACAATCAATTTATCATTTTCAATTGAAATGTCGATGTTAGACTTTGTAAAACCAGCCACAGCCAATTCAATGGTATAGTTGTTTTCGTCTGTCTTTCGAATGTTGTATGGAGGATAGTTTGGAACATTCTTGGTCAGTTCATCGTGGAACTTTGCAAGACGAGTCCATTGGTCATCAAAACCCACAAAAAATTTGTCCAAATCTTTTAAAGAAGCACTATTACCCCATGGAGCGAGTTGTAATGTCATAATGAACCTCCTATTACTTAGAGACTTTTGCTAAAGAAGCATAGTCAAATTTGCTTACAGCATCAACAAATTCATAAACGGATTTTGTTGCTGTTTTTGCAAAAGAGGTTTGTGCATCAACGAAAGATTGCAATGGAGTTGCAAAAGTTTCATCTTTAACGATTGTTGAAATTGCTTGGGATTTGATATTTTGAACGGCGTCAATAGCCGCATTTGCGTATGCTAACATGGTTTTCTCCTTAGTTAAGCGAGTTAGTCAAAAGATGTGGCTCCCAACATGGGCAACCACATCTATATTTATACAGGTTTATAATGCAAAAGTCAATAATCCAGCGGTAATTAATAAAATAATTGCCCAACCACCAAGTGCCTTATAGTAGGTAGAGAGTGGTGTACCAAAATATCTATTTCCTACCATCACACATTTGTGCATTGGACTTAGTAGATAGCCAGCATAGTCAACGGCAAAGAACCATAAAAAGTATTCAATACCAAAAACTTGTGCCATTATTACCGCAAGGGCAATAAATTTACCAGAACTGCCCATTAAGAAACTTGCCACAAACCCTAGTATAGAAATGAATAACATACCAAAGAAAGTTGTTGGGTCTAAACCAACAGACTTGATTAGTTCTGTGTATTCATTACCATAAGACTTGAAGAAATTTCCTAATACAATGACAATTGCAACTGTAATTAACACTTCCCAATTAATGTAAGATAATAACTTTTTATAGTTCCATTGTTGAGTCAAGAAAATATAATAAAGTGCTAACAGTCCAAAAATTGTAAAGACGTTTGAGTGTCCGCCAACCGCAACATATGTTCCCAATGCTATAAACATCGGAAAGATATTACGTATGACACTACTCATTTTGAAGTTTGTTGGTGCTATGTTTAGTTCTTCATCTTTTACTTGAGACCAGATGTAGTATCCGATGAACAATAAACTAACCACCAGTAATGGTGCAATCATACCTATGAATGTTGCATAGGTAAGACCAAAAGCTGCAATAGGTAGAATTACAGTTTTTTCAAGTGGTGACCACATATAATAGTGGTGTGTAGAAAGATAGTCAACTATTCCCATCTTTTCACGACCATGACCAGATTTCGGTGCTACTGTATCTAAAAGTCCAGCAGATACAGTTACTCGACCTTCAATTGGTAATACACCACCGATTGCACTTAATAAAACAACAACAAACTTATTTGAACGGAATGTATTTCTTACGTAAGAGAACGCTGGGGCAAAAAGACTATATTCTTTTGCTAGTCCAGCAGTTATCATTATGAAAAAAATCATCCACAGATAGCCAAGACCATCCATAAGTTTCAAAAACTCCATAATTACTCCTTCTCAAGTTGCCTCCGCAAATGCGGACCAATTATATATTCAGTTTTTTATTGATTAGATTTTTTACCAATATTATACTTTGGTACTAATTCCCAATCATCTTTTTCTTTATGTGATATTATTTTGATTTGAGAGAGAAATATTGGTGTTGGAGTTTCTGCTTGAGTTTTATTGACAATCTTAACTAGTTCCCAATCCTCTAGTAGTTTTGCAATTGCGTTGCGTCTTGCCAAATCGTTTTCTGTTATATCGGTTTCTTTGCCATCAAGTGCAAATAATTCTTTAAAGTGTACGATATAATATTTGCCTTGTTTATGTAAGATATGGCAAGATTGGTACAATGTTCTTTCTTTTTTAGATGCAACTCCAATTCGTGTAAGTGTTTCACGAACCTTTAAAAAGTCGTCTTTTTCTTTTAGTGTTACTTCAATTAAACTAGATATTGAAATCATTACTTGGTCACTCCGCCTTTTGTTGTTATTCTTTTAATTTCAGCGACTTGTTCATCAGTTAAAATACGCAAAGCTTCTTTGGCTTTTTCATTAGAATAACCAAAGTATTTTTTTACGGATTCTATATTTTTGTCGGTCTCTGATTTCTGCCACGGTTCGAATTTCCGTTTCATAGACCTTATACTATTTAGAAAATACTGGTATTGCATATCTTTATCTGTACCTGGGTACATATTCATTTCGTTGACATAAGGTATACAATCTAAATGGTACGATAATGACCTATTGACAATAAAAGGTTGGTAGTTTTTAAAGTCCAACTCTTCTTTGGTTGTCTTTTTCTTTAAAATTAAATCAACATATTCAAAGGGTGTGTTCATTATTTTCAATATATTCAATAGCAGATTTCAAAAGTGTAACATCATCTTTAAAAAAACCAAGAGCTTTGTTACAATCGTGGCATAACCAACCTCTAAATTGACCTGTTTTGTGGTCATGGTCTAAACACCATCCACCATGACGAAAACCATTAAATTTAACAGCCTCATAGTCTCTTTTGCACACAGGACATATGTAGGTTTCATCAGGTTTCTGGTGTTGACGTTTTAATTCTTCTCTAATTTTTGCTTGTCTTTTACCACATTCTCTACATTCAGACCTTGGGTAATTTCCATTCGCTTTTGCAAATGAAGTTATAGGCAATTCTTGTTTGCATTTAGCGCAAACTTTCATTTTGCCTAAATTCTCATCACCCCATAAACTCATTTAAACTCACAGTCTACCATAATTTCAGTTAGACAAGCGATAGTGTTAATTTCTTGGTCAGCAACAAAAGCAGCTTGATATTGATATTTGGCAAGAATTAAAACAAGTTGTGGAACAGAATTTGGTTTTAGAACTTCATAAAGCCCTTCGTAAAGTTTACGAAACAATCTTACGGGGTCATTATCCAAATTACTTGTTACCCATTTTCTAGTGGAAGAAAAGTCTTTTTCTTTAAGTGCTTTGATAAGACTTTCAATTTGAATATCCGAAATGTGTGTTAGAGTACTCTCATCAATAGTGCCAGAGATAGAATATCTTTGTAACTCATTCAGAATACGGCGATTATCAGGAAAGTATTTTGTTACAATATTAGCAACAACTTCTTTTTTGTATGTAATACCTTCTTGTTCCAGAATCCATTCTACACGTTTAAAGAATTGTGCAGCCATCTTTGCTTTAGAACCATTCATTTTGAAATCGATTACTGAACAACGAGAATGAATTGGGTCAATAATTCGAGTTTTAAAATTACAGGTAAAGATGAAAGAACAGTTCTCCGCATATTCCTCAATTGCACCACGCAGCGCAGGTTGAGTTGAATTTGGATTTAGATAGTCTGCCTCATCGATAATGATGACCTTTCGACCACCAGAAAGACTGACAGAAGAGGCATAACTTTTGATTTTAGTTCTGAGAACGTCAATTCCAGATTCGTCAGAACCATTAATGATAATGTAATCACAACCAACTTCTTCACACAAGGCTTTTGCAATAGTGGTTTTACCCACACCGGCTGTGCCAGACAGAAGAAGATTTGGTATTTCTTTGCGATTTACAAATTCTTGAAAAGTATTTTTGATTGCTTCTGGTAGAATACAATCTTCAACTTTTTTAGGACGATATTTTTCCACCCACAGTAAGTGTTCCATTCAATAACTCCATAATATAAAAATTCATCATACAGTAAAAATACAATTAATTACAACTCTATAGGCTTTTTCAGTTGGAATACTTGCAGCGTGTACTTGGTTTGAATCGAAAATAACTGCTCGGCCTTTTTTAGGCGAAACTCTCATTTTTTCTGTTAGATAGTCTAATGGTTGACCCGTATATTTTTCATTATAAAAAACGGTATCACCATCGGAATTATTCACATAATAAAGTAAAGACTTTTTACCAACACACTCCACAACACCATCTTCTCCAATACCTTGTCCATCAACATGAGGGGGCTGAAGTTTTACACCTTCCATATTAAAAAGCATATTTGCTTTAATTCTATTTGTTTTTTTTACTTTAGTGCTCATGTAGTTTTCAAACTGAGCAACTAAAGGTAAAACAAATTTGTAATACTTTTCAGATAATGCAATGTCATCAACTATGAAAGAATGTGTACATCTCGCATGGTCTTTTGTTGGTTCTTTAACCCTAAAAGCTTCTCTAAAACTAAGACCATTAAAAGTGCCTTCTTCTGGTTCTTCTCGATAAGAAGAAAATTTAGCAAAATGCCATTGCAATTCTGTATCTTGATGTGTCAAAAGATTATACAACGAATCGATGTACATACTAGGCAAAAAATTGTCAACGATTAAAGGTTCCATATTAATGGAGTTCTCCTTGAATTAGACCAACAACCTCCAAATATGACTCTTTAACAACAACGGTACCAGTTGAAAGAGCAATGAGTGTTTTATCCTTAACATTATCTTCAACACCAACAAAAACACCAACAATAAATTTTGGATTCAAAGCAAATGTTTGCCCATTATTTGCATCTGTAAATGTCAATAACATATTATTCTCCTACTTTTGTATATTTAGCTTCAGATGCAATCCAGTATTGAATATTATCTTTAGTATTTTTAAAATGTGTCAAACCTTTGAAACAAACTGTAACATCATAAGAACCAGGAATTAGTTTGATGTTGTCAATAGAAAATACAATTTTATATTTTTTATCAGATTGAATACTTAGGTCAATTGAGTTTGTATGTGCTGCATCATTAGTGGCATCAAAGGTTACGATTTGTACTGTGTTACCATCAGATTGAACAGCAACGTTGGGTGAAGAAAGAACCCTAGATGTTTTCATAATCCAATCCAAGTCTTCAGAACTCAAAGTAAATTTAACATCTTCAGATGGAAGAGTAATTGACCGGTCAGGTGGAACTACAATCATATTTTTGGATGTTTTACGATATTTAATCTTGTGTCGACCACTTTGAAACAAGATGTTATGGTCATCAAAAGATAATTCAGCTTTGTCTTGGAACAAAGAATGTACAGACAAAAACTCATTCAAATCATCCACACAAAATTCATCTGTAAAAGAATCTTTTAAGACTGCTTCAGCCAAGACAGTTTTGTTACCAGATACGGTTGCCAGTTTTGTACCTTTTTTAAATTCAATGCCTTCATTAATTGAAGCAAAGTTTTTAAGTACGGTTAGTGTTTCACTAGAAAGTTTCATTTTTTCACCTCATCATTATCATTAACAGAATATAGTATATCATGTTCATACAAAAACATCAAGCAGCACAAAGCGTGTGCCAAATGGTGTCTACCAGATTCGGGGTCAATTTGTTCCCCCTCTTTCCATGCCCAAAGATGCCGATTTAAAGCATCAAAGTATCTACGTTTTGAATCAGGAACATACTTCCAATTATTTGGTTCATATTTTTCCGCACCAAAAGTTAGTACATCAACAGTAGCTTTAAGTGCAAGTGGCGGCAACAAACCATATTGTAGTTTACCACCATCAAACTTACGACCACCAGTAGTGGCAGTTTGTGATGATTTTACTTCATCATCATAAGTTACACGCCAATTGTTCATTACATTTCTCCGACAAAATTAGCCACAGCAGGCATATCACCTTTGAAATGATATGTTCCGATGTGTGATGTTCTCATCCAAGGACACAAATAAATTTTACCACCAATGTTTCGCCAGTATTGGCAGAACATATAATCTTCAGAAAGATAACGATGTGATGCTTCTTTTTCTCTTTCCAAAAGATTCTTAAAATCTTCTTTTACATTTTCACCATTAGCAGCTTTTTCCATCAATCGATGTGCTTCATCAAAAGAATAACCATTATCAATCACGGTATCAAAATATGCGTGAATGTAACGTGTGCCATCAAAGTGTGCTTGACCAACATGGTCTGGTTTGTAACGGAATTTAGGGTATGCTTTTTCCCATTTTTCAAAAACTTCACGCTTAATCATCATAAAGCCTGTACCAATTTCTAGTACTTCTAGTGGTTCTGTAACTTGAAACTGTGCAGTACCTTTTACTGGATTGAAAACATAATCACCAGTTACGTTGTCCAACATACTTGCTTCCATTGTTGGATTCTTTTCCAAAGCACGTTTAACTGCTCGCCATTTAATTGCTTTCTTAGGATAAGGACCACCAATCACATCTTTGTCCAAAGCAAGAAGTGCAATTACATCTTGTGGATTGTAGTGAATATCGGAATCGATAAACAACATATGTGTGCAATCAGAACGATTTAAGAATTCATCAACAAGATAATTTCTAGCACGTGTGATTAATGATTCATTAAACAAGAAAGAAAATTTTACCTGAATACCATACTGCATACAGAGCCCTTGCAAATCAAGGCAAGCTTTCATGTATAGACCGTAGTTCTGACCACCATACATTGGTGTAGCTACAAATAATTTCTTTTTTCTTAGTTCATCTACGTTAATTTGAATTTCCATTTGAGCTCCGTAAATAAAAAAATAGGGACTGCCACTTTCGTGGAGAGTCCCTATTGATTAGTCTATATTAGACTGATTGTGGGCGAACGCCATTTGCACGGCATTGTGCCTTAAATGTCTTAGAAGGTGTTCCAAGACGATAGAAAGTTTTTGCTTCACCATCAACGTTTTTCTTGTTTGCGTAGATGGCATAGCCTTCTTGACGCAGTTCAGAAATACGAGCAGAAACATTGCTGATACCGAAACGACGCTGAGCTTGTTCGGTAGTAAAGGTGTTGTAACCTTCGGTTTGAAGAAGAGCGTTCAACATACGCTGTTTAGCAGACAATTTAGCCATTATAAAAGACTCCTAATTAAAAGTTAATAATAAATCTCGCTGTTGTCTTAACGAGTACTCACATCATACTATTATATATGTGTGTGTGTCAAGCATATTTGTGGTATACTTGTTCATGTATCCTATTATCGCCAATAACCTAAGTTTTTGTATATAATAGTACACATTATCTACCAACTTGTGGTAAATATTTTGCCTTGGTTTCTTCCCAAGACAAGTATATCAAATCGTCATAGAAAAGAGAATCATACGAAACGGTATTCTTTTTCTTTAACATCGATATACGACCCTTAGCATACTTGGTTTTCCAAATATTGGCAAGGGTATCTTCACTGGTATCAAACGACTTTACCAGTTTTTCTTCCGTAATTTCTTTACGGAGGAATTCGGATGTATTGTTATACAAATACGAAAAATAGATGCCCCTCTGGTGTTCCGTTCTAATTAAATTTTTAGGAATGGAAAGTTTTGAGTAGGCAAAGTTTAGTGACCTGTTTTTATGGTCACGTTTAAGTGGTAATCCTTGTGTGTTTTTGGCCTCCCACCACTCAAAATATTTTCTAGTATGGTTTTCTTTAATCCAATTAAATACCATTCTACTGGTCTTTCTTGATGGTTCAAATGCGACTGAACCAGAAGAGAATCCCATCTTGTTCCAATGTTCTAACCCATCATATTGTGACAGTCCATTAGATTTTGTGTTGCCGTATAGAGAAGTTGTCGTAACACCGACCAGGATGTCTCCATACCTGTCCTTCCAGTCTTTTTGAACAGTATCAGAGAGACACAATAGGGCAAGTAATTTGCCACCCATATAATTATAACCTAATGGTTGTAGAGGCACAATAGTAGAACCAATTGCTGTATGATTAATCATACCTTGTTGTGTCTTTACATCTCTTGGCCAACCAATAGCACTATCTCTAGGTGTCAAATCTAAGAAATCAGAAGAAATGCATATGACACCAAGATATTTTCCAGTAACTTCATCAACAACAGTATAAAAAAGATTTCTTCCAATGTTAGAATTGTTTTTCATTGTGGAAGAAAATGTTCGTATGGCATTCCAGGTTTCCGCTAAATCACCATTCGACAACATCATTCTAGGTTTTAGTTTTTCATAATCGTCTGGTTCTTTTGGCATCCAAAAATTAGATTTTACTTCATCAATAAGTTTCTTTTGTTCTGGATAAATCATTTGAAGTTCAGGTCCCCAAAGAGTGCTGACTTCATCAACAGGATATCTTTCTTTTACTTCACACCACTTTTGATACAATGTATATTCTCGCACATCCATTTGTGATGCATAAGTCAAATCTTTAATGAGAGCTTCTTTTACACCATTGGTATCAATATGGTCTATTTGTGAATTTTTTTCAATCCACTCCGACCATTGTTTGTCTACATACTCTATTGGAGTTGCCATTATTTAATTCTCAAACCTCTCATCATTTTATTTCGTTTTTTGATACCAAGTGCCAAAGCAACAGGCTTTACTTTTTTAGTATACAACACTCCATTCATATGGTCAAGCTCATGTTGGAAACAACGTGCAGAAATGCCACTCAATTTTGTTTGCCGAACTGTGCCAGTAAAATCTTGGTATTCAACTTCAATGATAGAAGGTCTGGAGATTTTAAGCCCAAGTAAAGGAAACGATAAACATCCTTCAACCATATACGATTGTTCCTCAGATTCTTTAATTATTTTTGGATTAAAGAATGCCACATAATCATCACCAGTACCCATAACAAAAACACGATATCTCAAACCACATTGATTTGCTGACAATCCATATCCTCTGTGTTGTTTACAAGTTTCAACTAAAGAAGAAGCTAGTGCATTTGCATCTGTGGGTGGATTGTCAAAATTAAAATTTGGCATAACTTCTTTTAAAATAGGATTATCTTCTCCTACTAAATTTAATATGGCAACTTCTTTTTTAGGTTGTAAATAATCACCAGTTAAGGCATCTGCTGTATTGATTGTAAGAATTTGACTCATTTTGCCACCTGTGAAAAATTATTTTTCTTTTCAAATTTAATAACTGACCTAAACTTATCAAACAGTTGGTCACCTTTATGAGAAATAACAAATATATTTGTATCGTGTCCCATTTCATTCATCAATTTTAAAAATTCTTCTGTACCAACGGCATCAAGGCTAGAATCAAACACTTCATCTAGTATTAACAAATTGGTGTTAGTTGAATTTTTAAGTTTTGCAATTTGACGCCATGTGAATAATAGTGCCAAATCGATACGCATTTTCTCCCCCTCAGAAAAATTGGCATAAGAAAATTCATCACGGTGTCTACTCTTAATAGACTCTTCAAAATTTTCATTAATATCAAACTTAACAAAGAAATCAAGTGCGGCCAAATATTTGTTTACCAATTTATTGATGATTGGTAAATACTGTTTAATAATTCTTGTTTTTATACCAGTATCTTTCAACAATGTAGAAGAGAATTCATAGTATGATTTTTCTTCAATTAAATCTTTTAAGTCTGATTGCAATGTACTTAAAGTCACCTTGAGTTCTTTTAATTGTTGTTCTTCTAAGTCTGTTACTACTTTAGAATTTTTAAGTTCTTCAATCATGCCACGCAACTTTTGAATGTATTTGTTTGTTTCAGTAATTGTAGCATTACAGGTTGCGATTTGAACTTGTTTGATGTTAATAAGTTTTTGTTTCTCATTAATATCATTTAATTTTTCTTGTTCTGCCAATAGTTTTTTCTCTATTTCTGAGAGTCCATGTTCACATTCTGTAACCTTGGTAGAAAGACTGCTAAGTTCTTCTTCTTTAAAAGAACTGGCAATGGTTTGCCTACAGGTTGGACAATTATCATGCGATTGAAAGAAACCGATATCCTTTCGAAATTTGGATAAGTTGCTTTCAATTTGCGATTCAAGTTTTGTAATCTTCTTAACCTTAGTCTCTGTATCAATTTTATTCGCAACAACCAGTTGGAGTTCTTCTGTTTCTGTGGAAAGGGTCGCAACATTGCTGAGTAAGGCGGATACGGTATCGCTATGACTTCGAATCTCTTCATCATATTCTTTTACCTTGTCTTCGTTATTTTGTTTCAATTCATCGATATGTTTTTTCTGTATATCATATTGTTGTTGAGTTAAAACTATTTCATGTTTTTTCTGTGTAGTCAAGTCTTTATTACCAGAAAGTTTTTCTTTAACTAAACTGTTCATGGTGGAAAAGATTTGAATATCAAGCAAATCTTCAATGATTGCTCTTCGGTCAGCAGGAGATAACTGCATAAATGGTGTGAACGAAGCTGAACCAAGAATCACAATCTGTGTAAAGGATTTGTAATTGAGTTTGAGAATAAACTTCTCAAGGTATTCTTGATAATCTTTTGATGCTGCATCTTGATTGATTGTCTCTCCATTGCAGATAATTTCAAAGACATTTGGTTTTATTCCACGTACAATTTTATATTTCTTTTTACCAATAGAAAACTCAATCTCAACTACACATTGCTGTTTGTTGATTGAGTTTAAAAGTTGTGGTTTATTAATCTTACGGAATGGTTTACCAAACAGACCAAAACACAAAGCATCCAAAACAGTCGATTTACCTGCACCATTATTACCAATAATGAGTGTATTTGGTGACTTTGTTAGATTGATTTCTGTAAATGTGGCTCCAGTTGAAAGAAAATTCTTCCAACGAACTTTTTCAAATATAATCATTAAGTAAAACTAGGTCCTTCAGCCCATACGACAAGAGATTTTCTAATACCTTTTGTAACAGTATTAACACGATGATATAAAAAAGATGGAAATATAATTGCTGAATTTTTTTTCAAATTTGTATTAAATGAATCCGTTATTTCAAATTCTCCGCCTTCAAAATCAATCTCAGGTTCATTCAATAAAATAGAAACAGATAGTTTTCTCTCTGTTGTCGTTCTTTCTTTTTTGAGAGACATATCCATGTGCCAATCGTATCTTCCAAAATAACGAGAATCATACTCCGCATATTGTATAAAATTATATCCTGTGATATTAAAATTATAAAAATAAAAATTTGATTCTCTTACTAGTAAATTTATTTTTTCAAAAATCCACTCCGAAGATTTATCTCTTTTAAAAAAGCTAACATTACTTTTTCTCAAATCACTTTCTAAAACTTTACCAGCACGACCTTGTTCTAATGTTAAACCTGAACAAAAATCTAAAATTTTTTTATTTTCTTCTTCTGTTAAGAATCTATCTTTACAAACAAAAGGTATCATTAAGTTTTCTCCGTGTTTAATGCCTCAACATAGAGTTCACGCATTACTGTTTTCAATCTATCATTATTAATGTTGTCTTCTTCAATGTTATCAATAAATTTGTTGATAATTGTAATAGTATCTTCTGCTTGGTCTATCATATCATCATCTAGACCTTCTGTCAAGTCAGAAAAATCTTCGGCAATGGTAATATCAACAGGTGCCACATTGTAAAGGTTTTCAATAAATTTATCAAACAGATAAGGGTTTGTTTTGTTTAGTACCACAACTTTGACATAAGTGTTTTTATATTTTGACAAGTCTTTGTTGGTAATGTCTGTAATCGATTCTTCTTTATCGTCATAAACTATTCTGTGAAACATACTGTTTGGATTTTCTACAAATTCCAACTCTCTTGTTTCCAAATCAAACAAATGAAAACCACGTTTATCGTTATAGTCAATCCATGTGAGTTCGTATGGATTACCAAGATAGGTAATATTGTCTTGTGTGTGGCGGTGGTGATAATGACCACTAAACACCATGTCGAATTTCTTAAATATCTTTCTATCAATACCATCTTCTGATGGCATACCACGCACGTGATGAAAACCGGCAATTTCAAAGTGTCCCATGCAAATTGAAGCGGAGGTGTTTTCTATCTCCAGTAGACAGTTTTTATAATTATCTGTACACATCCATGGTATCATACAAACATCCATTGATTCATCTTCATACTTTAGATGTATGGTTTGTGGTGAATCAATTACTGTGATGTTATCATATTCTTGCAATAACAAATCAACAGAATTAACTTCATTGGTATTTTTAAAATATGTGTCATGGTTTCCTGCCAACATATGAACTTCAATATTAAGTTCATGTAGTCGGTCAAAAAACATCTGTTTGGTACGTTTAAGTGTGAAGAAATTAACATACTTCCTTCTATCAAAGGTGTCACCTAAGATTAGTACAGTATTAATCTTGTTTTCTATTAGTGTGGGAAAAAATGTTTCACTATAAAATTTTTCATAGTAGTCTAAAAAAGCTAGTGAGTCATTTCTTGCGCCAAAATGTTGGTCAGTTATTATTGCTATTTTCATAGTATTTAATTTCTATTAATGGTACAGTTGCAGCATAATCTAAAGCTTCTTGCTTAGATTTAAACCACTTAAAACCCACCATTGAACTGTTCATTGCAATCAAAAATGTTACCTTAAACATTATATCATTCTCCTAAAAAATTTTCAATACCTTTTGGTTTGTTTGCCATTTTTTCTATCTTTTTGGTTTTCTTGTTTTCCTCATAGTTCTCAATGAACTCAGCAATGTTGTCATATAACTCAAATTGTTTCGTAGTACCATCGTCTAGTTCCATCATCTCATACTCATCTAAAATACCAAATTGTTCGGTAAGTTTGTATTTGGTATAGGTCTGTTTTTTTTCTTTGTTGATGCGTCTGAGAAAAGCATAATAAATGATTTGAGTAAAATAGGCAAATGGATTTTTTGATTTTGTTGGGTCAAAGTTATCAAAATACATTAAACAATTTTCTATACCATCCGAAACCATTTCATCACGATAGGTGTAGTTAATAAAGTTTGGTTTATGAGATAAACCTTCCGCAATTTTCATAAAACACTCACCTATGTAATTTGGTATAGGTGGTTTGTTTTTCTTTTCTTTTTTAGCCTCTTTGCATTTCTCTTTGTACTCAACGAGAGCCTGTAAAAAGTCTGCGTTATTGATATAGTGTTTTTGTTTACTCATAATTTGGTAATCTTTCATCATCTCTATTGACATTCGCTTGACAAGTCTTTAAAGTCGAGTATGTCCTGGGTTGAAGATAATATATTAATGTAGTACTTTATCCTCATCAGAATCATCTAACAATGCCTCTAACACTTGTTTCATTTCTTCTTCACTCATAACCTTCACAGAGTTTTTTGCATCAAGTAATTTTTTTATTCTTTCAACCGTATGAAGATAGTACTCGGAGAATTCTTCATCTGGTTCTAGAACCGAAAGAACATCTCTAGTTTTAATAATTACCTCATTCTTTTTAAGAAGTTGTACAGGCAACCAATGTTTCATAATTAAAGAACCAGTTGAATTACTACTTCTATGGTCAACATCAAACTCCATAGGTTCTTCTAAAATATATTGTCCATTTTCTAGTGACACGTTAGCGATTAGATTTTCACCATTTTGAAGTTTAATTATTTGAATCATCTTTAAGACCTATCTTGTAAATTTTAAAATTAAATTGTTCTTCATTATATATCTTTGTGCGTTCAATAAAGTGTTTAAGTGTATAGTTCATGTGTTTTTTGTAACGCATATCGTCAGATACATCATATAGTGTTGCCATATCTTTACCATCCAACTGTCTAAGTCCACGACCAATACTTTGTAGAGTTCGTATGCTTGACTTTGTAGGCATAGCAAATATAATATTATGAAGATTCTTAATATTAATACCTGTAGAGAAAGTTCCAAAAGAAGCTACAATAATTGCATCTTCTTCTTTTTCCATGATACTTCTTATTTCTTCTCTATCAGTTGCTTCGACACCACCATGTACAAAAAATACTTTTCTATTTCCTATATTCTTAGTATTTCTAATTAAATCATACAATATTCTACCATGTTTGTCAACCATTTGATATAGAACTAAGGTATTTTTCTTCAAAGAAACCGCAAGATTTTTAATAAACTTGTTTCTTGGTTCAGATTCTATAAGATACTTTATTTCTTCTTGGTAAGTAAAGTCTTTGTGTCTTTCACACAGATTGTCTGGATGTTTTAAGACTAAACATTTAATATTAAAGTTTGATAATTTACCAGCATCAATCAATTCTTTTGTTGAAATAACTTTTTGAACAGGACCAAACAAACCTTCCAAAACAAGCTTGTGTGTTTTTGTACCATCAAGTGTACCAGTTAAACCAATTCTATATTTTGCCTTTGTGCATGATGTGAGTATTGATGTGAGTGATTGTGCTTTAAACAAATGTGCTTCATCACCAATGATATAATCAAATTGTTCAAAGTATTCTTTAGGTAGTTTGTATAAAGATTGCCAAGTAGAGATGGTGATTGGTTTATCGGTTTGTTTTTCTTTACCTTGGTAAATGCGATGTACAGATTCATGGTTTTTAAACTCAGCTTGATTTGAATAATCGCCAAAATCAGAATACAATTGTTCAACCAAAGATGTGGTTGGAACTATAATTAAACCTTTGAGATTTTGATAATCTAATAGTTGCCTTACTATTAGATATATTATGAGAGATTTGCCTGATGCTGTGGGTGATAAAATCAACGCACGACGCTTTTGCATTATATGTATAAACGCATCAAGTTGGTGTTCGTTGACAGTAATTGGTTTACCAGCAGAATATATTTTTAATTCTTCAGTAAATTTTTTTGCATGATATACAGAAAACTCATCTTCAACATCTAAGTTATCCAAAAGAGTACAGTTGTATTCTCTTTCTTCACAAAATAATTGTAGATAATTTAATAATCCAACATAAAGTGTATTAGACTGTAAATTAAAAAGTCTTATTTTTCCATCCCATATACGATTACGATATGCAGGAACAAATTGATATCCAGGGACAAAAAAAGTAAAGTATTCTGATAATTCTTTTGCTAAGTGTTTTTCACATTCAACTTTTACGAATACTTCATTTTGCTTTTTGACTATTAAATCATTGGCCACCTATGAATTTCTCCCAAGAAATAAAATCTCTAAGTTGCCATGTTCTTTGTTTCAGTTCATTCAATATGCTTTCAATTACCGATACAACTTCTTCATGGTAAACTTTTTTCTCCAGAAGTTTGATTAAATCATTGTCTGCTTCCAGGTAAGTATTAATATCAGACTTTAATGTAAATTGAAATGGTTCCCATCCGTACTCGGCAAGTTCTTCTTGTGACATTTTGCCATTGTAATATTCCCATTTGACCTTACGCATACGTAGATAGTCAAAGTGTGCCTTCTTGGCAGCAATTTTGTGTTTGGTGAGAATAGTGAGGTACTTGTTGTGTAGAGTTGGAATCTTCAACAGTTCTTTGCCAGGTTCCGTCTGGTCAATGACTGTATCTTTTTCCCAAAATTTGAGTACTTGTTCTAGGTTTTCCATAATGTATTCAAAAAAGTAACGTTAAAATTGCAATATAACACAAAAAATGTTACATTGTCAAGCTTATGTTATAAAGTCAAAATAGTCGAACATAAAAGTGGCATCTGCCGTAATAATATCTTCAGCAGACATTGTGGTATCAAAAACAATATCAGACAAGGCAATTGGAAACATATTGTAGAACTGTACTCTTACCAAAGGATTGTTCAATGCAGAAAGAACAGTAAGTGTTCCGTCCGAATAACCACCTGTGGTACCTTTAAAATTGTTTTGTATAGCAGTTAATTTGTTTCTCTCTGCGGTACCTGATGGTGCAGCAATAGACCGAAACCAATTGTGTATATCTTGCCACGATTGCATCTTTTCGTCTACAAGAAAGCGAATGTTCAACTGATTGTACGTAATCTTATTTCCAGGTGCCTGTACATCAATACTTGGAAAATTAATAGGCGCACTACCAAGATTAACACCTGGTATATTTACCGATTGGCAAAAGAATTGTGCCGTACCTATTCTATCAATCGCCAAGGTAAACTTGGTGGGTTGAAGAAAGTTCGTGTTTTGTGGGGTTCTTGTAATCGCTGTCATACTATTATTTAGTTGAATAAAAAAAAGGGACTCCGAAGAGTCCCTTTTAAAGTACCACTCTTAGTGGTGGTTTTATTACATGAGGTTCTTAACACCAAAGATACGGTAGTAAACGTTAGAACGTGCGTTCAGAATACCGTTACCAGCTGTCAGACCTTGTGCAAATGGGTTTGCAACCATACCGTAACGAGTCTTGAATCCAATCTTTGGTTGGAATGTGAACTGGTCAACGGCACGAACCATTTGGAGAGGAACGTATGGGCAGTAGAAAATACCTGCGTCATAAGGAGAAGAACCCTTATAACCAACTGTTACCAACTCTTGGTTAGATGTGTAACCACCGAAGTATGGGTCAATGTAGACCTTGATACGACCATGTAACAGACCTGCGAAGGTGTTACCTGTGTCATCTACTTGAAGGTCTGTTTGCAGAGCAGGTGTGTATGAAAGAACACCAGCCATGGCCATTGCAGAAGCAACGTCTGAAGAAACAATCAGAACGTTACCTTTACCTCTACGAGTCTGCTTGGCAATAACGTTTGCATCACGCTCGATTTGGAAAATCAGACCTTTGAAACGCTCAACTGACCAACGACCATTTGAATCTGTGTCAAGGTCGAAGTAACCAGCAGTTGTTGTACCATACTGAGCACCTGCAACAGCAGTTGTGTAGATTGTACGAATAACTTCACGGTTGATTTCAGCAAGGATTTCTGTAGACAGAATGTTAGACAATTCTGTTTCAGCATCCAGACCATGAATTGCCTTCAGGTCTTGAGCGAGTTCAAGTGAGTACTCGGCTTTCAGAGCACGTGACTGAGCAGTTACAGTAACTTTCTCAATGCTAAATGCCATCTGATTGAAAGGAGCATTACCGTCAGCACCAAGGCCTTCAGCGATGCTTGTCTGCATACCGATACCAGTTGTGTATGCGTTAGCAGTCAGAGATGCGATTGGGTTTGTACCAACGTCTGTTGCAGCAGTACCTTTGAAACCGTAGTTATTGTAAGTACCAACAGCAGATGTATTACCAGTAAAGATTGTGTTAGCTTCATTGTAGAATGCTTCAGAACCAGTCTGGTCGTTGTAACGAGCACGCATTGCGAAAATCAGACCTGTAGGACCTGTCATTGGCTGAACGCCAGCAACGTCATACGCAATCAGATTTGGCAGAGCACGGCGAACGAGAGAAATCAGGATTGGGTCAAAGTTTGCAACTGCGGAACCAGTAACGTTGGTTGGTGCAGATGCAGTAGCTTCCATCAGAGCCTGCTTGTCAGCGTTCATTGCTTGTTGTTGATTTTCCAATACAAGAGCGGTAACCGCTTTCTTGTATGGGTCTTTAATGGACTCGAGCTCTGGATGTTCCAGAACTGGCTGCCATTTCTTTTGTAGTTCTTCGGTCAGATACATTTATATCTCCTTGTTATGAGTATCTAATGGTAATTTATTTAGTAAATTATTTTACCACAGTTTGTGAAATTGTTTTTGCATAAATTTCCATTGAAGGGTCAGCAAAAGTTGTTTTCTTTTCCTCTTCAATTTCAATTTCTTCATTCAAAGCTGAACTGTTGGCTACTTTAACATCAGTCTTAAAATAAGACTCTTTTAATGTAGTTAACTTTGCACCAAACTCTTCTTCTGTAGTATACTCGACACCTTCTGCAAGTGACTTAAGCTTTTCTACTTGAGTCTGTGTTAGGCCTTCACACGCTGTGTAGATAGCCTCAATTTTTTTCTGTTCATTTAATTCTTTATTGAGTTCAATGTTTTTATTGATTTGTTCGTTAACAGTTTGTTCAAGTTCTTCAACTTTGCTTGTTAACTCTTCAATAACATCTACTTTCTCTTGTGGAATTTCAATGTAGTGTTCGACAAACAGATTACGCAATCCTTCCATAAATTCTTCGGCAATTTCTGCACGGAGACCAGATTCGATTGCTAATTCATTTTCTGCCATCCACTCTTCAACCATATAATTTAAATAGTCATCAATTTTAGATGCCATTTCTTCTTTAATTTCTTCAACAGCAACTTGGAATTGTTCCATCAATTCTGTCTCTGCTTCAGCAATAACTTCTTCAGCACGAGCAATAACAGCTGCTTCAAAAATTGTTTCAACTTTTAATTTGAATTCTTCAGAAAGAGATTCACCGGAGAAAAGAGCATCGATATCTTCTTTCATTTTTTCTTTAGATACCTTTTTCTTCATTTCTTCTTTGTCCTCTTTTTCATCTTCGTCTTTCATTTCTTCAGCTACCATTTCTTCAGCAGCTTCAGTTTCTTCACCATAAGACTGGAATGTGGCACCTGGATTTGCTTGCATTGTTTGACCTGCAAGTTTTGCTTTTACACGATTAACTAAAGAGTTAATATCTTGTGCATCAGCCTGTACAGGTTTAGCTAAGTCTGCACGACCTTGTGTTTCTTGTGGTTGACCTGTTAATTTCTTAGCAGGTTCAGAACCAACCGGTGGAGTTGCACCTGGTGGAGTTGCTGAAGGTGTACCTTTGGTGTAGTCAGGATTTTGGTCATCCATTTTTTCAGGTGATGAACCAATGTCTCCTGCTTCGTGTGTGTCATAAGCGACTGAACCAGACAACTTTTGAGGTTGTTTTTCGCCACCTGCACTTGCAACACTACCTGCAAGAATTTCTTTAGCGGCTTCTGTCAGATTGAATTTTCCCATTTTGAAAATCTCCTTGATTTGGTATTAGATATTTATAATTAAAGTTTTTTTATGAAGTTTTCAAATATGCGTAGACTTACTTCTTCAATCTCTTTACGAGAGGCCTGTTGAATCTGTTTGCGTGATTCTTCATATTCAACTTCTGTCCATACGCCTTTGACTAACATCCATTCTTTCCCTTCCATGATGCCTTGTACAAAAGCACCTGGTGCAGAAGGGTCAGCTACGATATCTGCCGCTGTGGCTAGATAAAAATCTGGTTGAACAACGTTGACACCATTAACGTTTTTCAATGAACCCATTCCCCTTGATGAAACACCGAGACACGCACCACCCTCAATGAGACTTTTTGCAATGTTACCCATTGGTGTATCAAGGATTTTTGCTTTTCCAATCCATTGGTTGCCGTCTTCTCTCAATCCTGTAATCATATGAGAGACACGGTCCAAGTTAATTGTTGGTGTTTCAGGATGACCTAATTCACCAAAAGCACGTTGTTTATTAATGTAATCTTCTGTATAACGGGCAACTTCTTTTTTCATGGTATTGTATTCATACAGTCTACCATTTTTGTTTTTCTTTTCAGCAACCAAAAATGGACCTTCGATGCAAAGGCTTTTCTTTCCATTTGCTTCTTCCAAATATTGGTATTCAACTGTTTCAAAAACTTCTTTTATAAGTTTCATAGTCCCATTGCCCTTCTTTTTCTTAGAGATATATTTCTCTTTCTTAATGCTTGTTTTAATTTGGCTCGTCTTTTAAACTTAGCTCGGCGAGCTGCCATCTTTCTATTTCTTCTTTCTTGTGGTGACATACGAATTAATTTACCACCACGAATTGTAAAACCTTTTACTGCCGAAAACTTTTTACGTCTTTGTACTTTACCTTTACGAATTCGAACACGTACAACTTTTGTTCTACCCATTCGCATTACATTAGCTTCATCTAACTGCACACCATACATTTCGGCAGTCATTTTCATTTTTAATTGGCTGAGTTTTTTCTCAACCAATCCTTGTATCGTACTTTCTAATTCTTTTTTTGCTTCAGCTAATTTATTAGAAAGTATACTATTAATAAAACCTTTCATTTAAGGTGTTATGCTATATGGTGGATAGTTAAATGCAGCTGGGTCATTAAACTGACCACGTTGATAGTAAGCATTGTCTTTACGAATTTCAAGTACTAAACTGTAACTTGAGTTCGCAACTGCACCTCTAGTTGAAATACCAATGTCTCCTGTGGCATTTGCACCAGGGGCATTTGGATTATTAATTGTTACCCAGTTACCTGCACCATCATATTCTCCACCACCAGACAACGAAACGATTGGTGTATTGAAGTCATCATCCCAAAATAGAGAAACTTCTCCACCTGTAGTCCAAGAGCTATACCAAATTCGATTGATGTTTAATCCGTAGTATGATAGAGCATCACCACCATTTACAAGCAAACCAGGTGTTGTATTAGCATTTAACGCACCATAAAGTGTGTTTGCTTGAATACGATGTGCATTAGATTCTTGTCCAGAACCATCAAAAAGTCCTGTTAATTTAACAACACATTGTTCTGTCGTATCTTTAACAACTTGATATGAATATGAATTTGGCATTTTTTAATCCTATTTTTTGTACGTTACGTGTTTCCAAGCAAAGTCAGCTACTTTATGAAAGTGTTCTTTACTTTTGTGTGCCATATCTGATACTTTCTTTTTATTCTCATCATTTAAAGCACCATGCACTTTCAATATAGCATTTGCTGTTTGTACATCTACTTTCATTGTTTTGCCATCTTTAAATTTAACTGATTTGGCTGTATGGTTATCAACAATATGTTGAAGATGTGGCATAATACTTTCTTCAACTTGTTCTACTTCTTCTCCTTGCATTGACCATTTTAAATGGTCGTATGGTATTGTTACATATTTATCAAGTTGTTTAATGTAGTACAATGCAATACGTTGGGTACCATAGTTTCTAATTGCTTTTCTTTGCATAATTAGAACAGCAGGAGGGTCAGCTTCCAATTTATGATTTTCTTTTGGAAGATTAAAACGATTTTCAAATATTGAATCTACATCATCTGTAGCTTCTAATATTTCAGAAGAATTATTTTCTATGTTGTGATATTCAGAAAATTTTTTAATTGTTTTCATCGGTCTCTATCTGTTCTTCTGGTTCTATTTCTGTTCCGGTCACAATATTTTGAGCAACAATTTCTTTAGCCGCATCTAAATGTGCAGTTACTTTATCGTGTATGCTAGCATATAATGCTTCTCTAAATTTAATAGCATCATCATTTAAAGCATAGTCTACGATTGTTCTAGTTGCATCTGTCATTATATTCTCCAATATAGTATTAAATTATTTATAATATTCTTTTCAATTTTACCAATGTCGATTCTTCAGAGGTATTTGTTGGTTGAACTTGTGATTGATTACTCGGAACAGTTGGTTCAACACCTGCACCTTGGTCTGGATTTGCCATTGGGTCAGGTATCATACCCATATCAACCATTTGTTGTTGTTGAAGTGCTGGTGTTGGTAATCCTAAACCTGCTTCTTTTTCTTCTTCTATTTCTTCTTGCATTTCTTGAATTTGGTCATCATTCAAACGTAATACGTTACGTTGAATCCATGCTTGTGAGAAATAACGACCTGTATAGGGGTCAATAGTTGCCAATAAAGATAATCTTTCTCTCATTAACTCTGCATCTTTGAGTTCTGCAAAGTTATTATCTTTAACAAAACTATAATAGATGTATTCTTTAAATTCGTCCCATTCTTCTGCGGTACAAATGCCTTTTAATACGCATTGTACACGTAATGCTTGGTCAAACAATTCAGAAAACTTGTTACGCATACGGTCAACAAACTTGGCAAATTTAAGTTCGTCACGTGTGATTTCAGATACACGACCGAGTGAGAAACCGTTTTGTTCTGGATTTAAACGAGAGACTGGAACATTAAGTGACTTGTATAATTTCTTTTCAAAGTACTTAACATCTTCTAGTTCACCTAAGTTTTGACCACCAGGTAATGTTGAGATTTCTGTACCTTTACCACCTTCTCTTCGTGGTAACCAAAAATCTTCCATCATTGATAAGAATTTGCGGTCATCTCTCACTTCACCTGTTTGTGCATCATAGACAAGCTTGTTTTTATACTTAATCATAATGTCACGCAGATATTGTTCTGCCTTTAATTTTGGCAAATTACCTACATCAATGTAAAAGATGCGGCGTTCAGGCGCTCTTGATATACGATAAATGACCGTTGCATCTTCAATCATTCGTAACTGATTGAGAGGCTTAATTGCCTTATGTAGATAACTCAGAACGACCGCACGACGGGAATCCATCAGTCCAGAAACAACTGATAGAATAGAATCTGTTGTGATTCTAACACCTACAGGACCAAAATTACTTGATGCGCCCGTAGTTACTTTATCGTTGTAAATGTAATACTCATTAATAACATCAACAACCTCTACACCAGTTCTTTCGTCTTTTCTTTTTTTAATCTCACGTACTTTACGTAGTTTACGTGGGTCGATATATCTTAGTTCTTTAATACCTTCAAGTGGATTTTCTTTATTAATTACCACTTGATAATACATTCTTCCGTCAACATAGTATCTACGGAAAATGTCATGTGCCATATTATTGTAGTTTAATAATCTTAATATGACATTGAATTCTTCTTTAATTGCTTTTTTGATTTTTTCTGGTTGGTCTAGTTTGTCAAGCACAATATTTAAAATTGTACCATCATCATCTTGTACGACTGCTTCATTGACAATATCATCAATGGCAGCTTCAATTTCTGGTTGCATTGCCATCTCACGATATCGTGAAATCAATTCTACTTCATTTTTTGCCGTGCCGTCTAAGTCAACATATGTACCATAATATGCGGCCGATTGAATAGTAAGCGCACCATCATCGTTTTGTGGGGGCGTGAAGGATTGTTGCACGAGCTGCTCATCTTCAGCCTTCTTTCGTGCAATTGTAAATCCAAAAAGAGAGAATTTGCTATCAGCCATATATTTTTTTCCAATTCAAATAAATCATAGTGGAGAGAACCGAAGTTCTCTCCGTAATAATAGTATATATTAACTTGTTGTAATTGCTTCCCACCATTGATATGCGAATGTTACGCTGTATTCTTCAATGGTATCATTTGAACCCCAATCTAAATCAATTGGTGCCAAATCGAGTGGGAACATACCGACAAATTTATATGTCTTGAGTGCTTCACCTGCTTTACTGTATTGTGTAACTTCTGCATCTACAGAATAACCTGATGGTGATGTTGCTTGACCATTACGTAGGTTACTTGCGTGACTGTTGATACCGTTCATCCATGATTCCATTGCGTTGCGTACTGCAAAGTCTTCATCATTGATAACTTGTAGTGTCCAGTCTGCGAAGCTTCTATTGCCAGCAAATTTTAATTCACGACCAAAATAAAACACAGGTACCTGGCCAATTGTTGAACCAGGTAACTGTGCAGCTTTCGCCATGAATGTTGTTTTAGATGCGGCAACAGCACCACCTGCAGCAAAGGTAGGGAACGTTAAAGAGACTTGAAATAGATTAGGACGGGCACCGTCTCCAATCATATTCGCTCTAAATTCTGCTACATTGAATGCCATTCTTTTCTCCTATATCGTTGAATTATTTATTAGAACTTACCAACGACTTCTGTAAAGTCAACGCCAGTTCTTACTGCAACGAAGTTCAACTGGATAAAGTTGATAGAACGAGCAGGCTTGATATAAATGTCACCAACGAATTGATTAGAATCAATAACTTGTGGTGTATTATTTGTAGTATCACAAACAACACGGAAGTCATAGATGCCACGGCGACCTTGTACATCACGCAAGAATGGTGTTACAAGTGCAACAAACTGAGCTCTTGTAAATTCATCGTTGAATTCAAACAGAGAGTATTTAGCTGCCCGAGCAATTGCCTTTTCTAAGACAATAAACAGTCGGCGAACATTGATACGGTCAAACGCAGATGGTTTTGCTTGTAGTGTTTTATCACCGTACAGAACAGTACCATTTCCTGGGAACGTTGCAACAGGGTTTACACCGGTTGAATATAACACATCTCTGTAAGTTTTGTTTGGATTCCATGCAAGACGAACAACATTCTTTAAGTTACCACGATTGAATCCTGCTGGTGACCACCATGCATCACGCACCTGGTCGGTATACGCACACAAACCGGCAATGTCACCATTGAGTGGCACCCAACGATATGTGTTGTTATACTTGTCAAACATATATTTCCAACCAGAATCGACAACTGCATAAGAAGTTGAACGAGCAAGTGAATTAATCCAAGTTGTAATATCGTTTGTTTCACTACCAGCATTGTTAATAACAGCTGTTGATGGTGGTGAAAGGAATGCAACACAGTCTTTACGTTGATTTGCAATATTGTCAATTACGTATTGTTGTACTGTTGTGCCTGGGTCACCAGTAATTGCTAAAGAAATATCTACTTCATCAGCATTTGTGAATTCATCCCAAGCAGTTTGTAGAGCTGCAGTTGTTATTGCACCATCAGCACCACCTACAAGACTAGATGTTGACCAAGTAGAGTATTGATTTGCAGTAGCGGTAGATTGAATTCTTGCAAATTGTGTACCAATAAACGAAGAACCCCAAGTTGTATTGGTATTTGCATAATCGGGTGGGTCTACAGCATAAATGAATTTAGATTGGTCAAAAATTACTTGTTTATAGTAATTTGAATTACCTAATGAATCAATAGCGTCTTCTGCTTTTGATAAGAATGGAAATACTTCAAGTACTGTATTTGCAACGCCTTGACTTAAATATCCTAATTTGTCTATAACGACAATGTGTAATTCATCATATGCACCTCCAGAAGATGCAGAAGATGTGGAAGTATTTGGAGCACCTGAGAAATATGATTCATATGGCCATTGATTAAACACATTAGCTGTATCAACAGAACCATCAGGATTTACTGCACCAGCATCAATCATAGAAACCATTAATGAGTTACCAAGAGCTCCTGGGTAACGTGCCATAAATGGTCCAAATGTGTCGTTATTTTTCTGTAACAGATATGTTGGTTGAAAAACATCTTCGTTTGGTATACAAGTTCCTTCTATAGCAGCTAAAGTAGTATTTGCAATTGCATTAAATGTTGTTGATGTATTAGCTGCACGAACAACAGTTAGGTTATCAGCATAAGCTAAAAAACTAGAACAAGTAAAGAATTCAACATAAGTATTTGCATCTGGAAATGAAAATGTTCTTCCTAAAACATCTTCGTTTGGAATTAGAACTCTTTTGTTTACTGGACCCCATAAGAAGCCTCCAGCAAAAGCGCCGGCTGATGTTGAAACCGCAGGAACGACCGTAGTAAGGTCAACCTCAGAAACAACTACGCCTGGAGACAATTGAAATGGCATTTGTTTTCTCCTTGATTATTATATGTTTTGATGGCATTTAAAACCATATTGATATTTATGAATGGCAACATTTATAGTCTTATCTATGTATATCTCTCACATAACTAGAGTATGTTTCTGTGCCATCTGCAACTTCCCAAACATCTCCACCTTGAAGAATTAAATCTGGTTCTAAACCATTTTCGATTACTGGTGCTGGAAGCATCTCTTCGTCTACTTGATTCATATTTTCAAGTTGAATTTGTTTTCGAATGTCGTGATTGACGATTTCTCTAAAATATTTTTGAGTTGTCGCCCATCCAAACATTACTAAACCCATTACCATGTCATCATTTGAACCAGATTCGGCTGAGAATGATGTTTTATCTGCCACAAAAGTGGTTAATTCAGAAATTGTATCAAAATCATTAATTAATAATTTATCACCTTCAATCAAAGTCTTGAGGTTTGAACAACCTATTCGTTTGACTTGTGGAGACATTTTTAAACCTAACTGTATACCTCTAGCAAAACCAGCAGATAACTGTTGTGGTTTTTTGTTACCTGTAAATACCTTGAATAAATTTTCATATTCAAGGTCTTGGTGAATCATGTCTGCCACCTGTGGATTATTATTTATTTCAACTAAAACATAAGCATCGTTATAGTATCTGGCGGCATTATAGATGACTGTTGGAAAAAGTATTACAGAAACAGATGAACTTCTATAGGTGGCCACCTGTTCATATGGTGTGGTAGAAATATCTATGACTGAGAATGAAGAATAATCTAATCCTTTACCTTCAGATACGTCTACAAGTATTGCATATAAATGGTCTTTTGAGTTTTCATCATCACCTTTAACTGGTTTTTTGTATATTTTCATTGCATCATGTTCTGCAATGTGTTGTTTATATGCAAGTTGTTGTAATTTTAAACCAGAAACAAGTGTATTTGATGAACCCAAGAACTCAGTTTCAAACTCCTGTCTGAACTGTCTTTCAGATGTATTTCGTATCGTTTCTTCTTTCCATTTTTCATCACGACCTGGTACCATAGACCAGTGAACTTCAAATGGAACATAATTGTTATTCTTATTGACTGCATCGTTCCATATTTTATAGAACAAATTCATACCATTAGGTGTAGAAACAATGATAATCTTTGTTTTTGTACCAGCAGTAATAACAGGATATACAGATGTGAAGAAGTCTGTAGCGATGTTTGCTGGAACGAAAGCAAACTCATCTAAGAAAACGATGTTAAAAGAACCTGAACGAGCAGCAGATGATGAGGTTGATGAAGCGATAATGACAGAACCATTTTCTAGTTCTACACGACCTTTGTTCCATTCAACCACACCTTGCTGTAACCACATAGGTAAATTTTCATATGCAAGTTGCAATTTGCTAAGAATACCACGTGCAGTTTCACCACGGTTGGCCAGAACTGCAACACTTTGAGCATCTTGGAATAAAATTGTCCAAAGAAGATATGCAACAGTTGTGGTAGTTTTACCAACCTGTCGAGGACATTTCATAATAACAAATCGATTTTCATGGAACGTGCTAATCATGTCTCTTTGAAAATCATACATATTGAAATTTGTTACACCCTCATCAAGTGTAATAATTTTAATATATTTGGCAAAGTAAATAGGGTCTTGAGAACATTTGATGTATTCATCAACTTGTTCTTGTGTGAAATTTACTTTGACCCCTACTCTTTTAAGTAGGGGGTTGTCACGGTAAGATTCTTTTTTCATTCCTTACCTTTGATTAGTTTACTTAATTCTGCGGTAGAACCTACGAAAATTGCTTTATCGATGTTGGTGTTATTAGTTTCCTTTTTAACACCTTCCATGTCACGCATTTCTTTTTGAATTTTTAATAATCGGTCGTTTGCTTCAACCATATTTTTGAGCAAAGTACCATACACCTCAAAAGCTCGAGGGTGTTGACCTGCTTTGGCAATTTGTAGAATTTCTTCCATTGCTTCTTTGCCTTGGTCAATTATTTCTTGTATGTTTTCTTTTGATTGCTGGTAAGCATCGTTTAAATCTTGTTTAACGTCTGCTTCGTTATAATGTTGTACAAGTGTTTTTGGTTTTTCAACAACATCTTTTTTAATTACTTTTGCCGGCACATCAAAAATTTCTTCCATTTTTTTATCAAAATCAGACATAGTTATCATCCATAAGAAATACCAGAGTTTGCAACTTCATAAATTGAAACATTATAAGAATAGTAATCATCAACGTTGGCGGTAGATGGGTCAGGTCTAACAGTAATTGTAGCAAAGTTTACTGGAGCAACCTTATAAGAAACAAAGTTGTATTGTGCATTACTTAAAGAACCTATGACAGGAGTAGAAGATACAAAGTTTCCATTTATATCTGTCATCGTAAGTTCTGAAGTTGTATTACTCCAACTTACAACTTTACCTGATGCTGTTGCATTACCTAAACTGAAACCTTGATATGCAATTTCTCCAGTTTGATATATTCCATTACCGGTATTTGCCATATCAAAAATGACTTGTGTTCCAGAATTTATATTATTTAAAACATTCGTGATTGAAGTCTTAATGAGTCCTGTATCTGATGTTTTACCAAAAATAAAACCTTTGACTGTAAAGTTTAGTGTCCATATTACGATTCTCGTATCTCTTTCTCTTGTTCCTTCATAATCAATATCATAACTAGTAGAGTTTAAAACAATCGGCACTTCTTTAATAATGCCCATCTCAGGTATTAAATTTAATTTAATGGTGTAATCTGGTGTAAAGTATGGAAGAATTTGTTCCATAACTTGTGTACCATCTTCAATGTTACGAACATATAGATAGAGAGAAAAATCAAAGTTATATGGTACTGGATTATAAATTGACTTTACACCAGAAGCTGTGTTGACAAATGTTTTCCAATTTGTATTTTGTTTTCTTGTTGAGTCGTATGTTAAACCCGTCATTTCGAAAGAAAATCTAGGTAAAGCCATTTGAATTTTTTTATCTAAATCTGGGTCACCTTGCAAACGCATCACATACAATTCTTTTGGTGCGTATGCGATTGGAATAATAAATCTTTCTTGTTCAGTTTGGTCGAGATTATAACGCACCATAGTAATCTTATCGAAAAGACTACCAAATCCTAAAACATATTTTCGAATGATTCTGTTATATTGAATATCTGCCATTATAGTAACCCAAACGGATTAGATTCTGATAAATCAACAACTGAATTGGCAGAATCGTAAATAAATTTGTTATCGTAATTTTCTTCTATTGCTGGGTCTTCTAGTACATCATAACTAGAAAGAACATATTGTGCGTTACTTGTGTTACCTTTTAATGTTGAACCAACAGTAAATTCACCTTTAATGTTTGTGACTGTTAATGTATTTGCGCTTGGTGTCCAAGATTGTATTGTTGCAATAGATGTTGCAGTTTGAATATTGGCAGACGATTGATAGACATATTCACCCAAAGTATAAGTTCCTGTTCCAGCACCAGTATTTAAAGTCAATGTGTATGCAGATTTAGTAACAACATCATCAATGTCTGGTTGACCAGTATCGATAACTTCTTGTGAGTAACGGAATTTTTCTAAGTATAATTCATAAAAATATGGATACTTTCTACCTAACATAGCAAAGTCTTTTGCTTGTTCTACAAATTTAATTTCATACAATTCACCAAAACCATTTAGAAAAGGAATCCAAACAAGGTCACCTTCTCTAGGTCTGGTTAAAATATTTTGTGGTGTTCTTTGATTAAAAGAACGTCTTGAAACTAATACATTAACTTGGTCTTTAATTTCTAAACCAAATTTAGAAAAGAAGTCTTGTTCACCACCATAGTTCATAATATTTGAAAGGTACATCTCTACTGGAAAAGATGAATTGAATTTTTTAACAGGGTCTTCACCATATAACAAATCACGAGCTGCATCATTATTATTGGGCAAATAAAAAGCATCAAAGCCCATAACTTTGATTGACTCAACAATCAAGTCTTCAATGACTCTTTGTTCAGCTATACTGCCGTAATTATTAAAATATGGTGATGTTGCCATTTTAGTTTAGATAGAATTCTAATACGCCGCCGTAATTATTTTCCATCTCTTTCTCTAATTCGTTAATTTCTTCTACTGCTTCTTCGTATATTTTATCACCATTTAATGTGACACCACCTGGCAATTGTAAACCAGAAAACTTTTTAAGATTGTTTCCCCAAGTTCTTTTAATAAGTGCCGTTGCATACTCTTTTAACCATCGGTCATTCCAAACTCTATGATAGGCATTTGGGTCAATAATGGCGTAAGCTTCAGCAACCACTACTGTGCCAACTGGTGCTTCAGATGCTCCCCATGCCCAATCTATGTACAATCTTTCCATATGTCTTTGATAACGAATAGGAACTTCTCCAGTAAATAGTTGTTCTAACATACGTAGATGCTGCATAGTCATGGTGTAATTGATGTACGATGCGGAGGTGAAGTCATAGAGTTCATTTAAACGAAGCTGATATCTAAGGTCAAACATATTAATTGTTGCCTGAGAATCATAAAGTGGAAATATTCTTGTAACACCAACTAATTCTACACTATTGTTGTTGCTGTCTATTGCCGTAGATGCATCTAAGTAAGTATTGTTTACATCCGTTTGGTCAATTGTTTTAACCCAATAAACTTTTTGAAGGCCGTCAAAATGATAATCTTGCCAATATTGCAAAGCATCATCGATTCGGTCTTCAACTTGGTCGGGGTCTACGTTAATATCAATGACAGGAAATCCTAATCTACGCAGACAATAATCTTTGAGTTGTTCTCTTGAAGATGGAGCTGCCATTATTTACCTCTTTCTAATTTGTCTACTCTATCATTTAATTCTTTGATTGCTTCGATGAGTAGGGGTACAATTTTTTCGTATTGTACTGTTAAATATTCTTGTCCTGATTTTGATACATCTTCACCATTTACATTTGTCCTATCAAATGGCGCAGGTTTAATAACTTCAGGCAACACTTGTTGTATTTCTTGTGCAATTACACCAACTTTTCTTCCTTTGTTGTTAAATCCAAAAGATTCTGCTAATTGATTTTCGGTGTAATATACTCCACTAATTTTTGAAATTTTTTCTAGAGCGTCAGGTATAACACCTTCAATGTCTTTTAATCTTTTGTCTGAAAAAAATGCCGTAATGTCATTTGATGCACGAATTGAACCAGTATTAGCTATATCTGGTGCAATGGCACCAACAGCTAGAGCTCTACCTATTGATGCATCTTGTGTGATAAAGACATTTCCTGAAACAGAAAGTTCTGCTTCGTCATCTAAACCGTTTCGAATAACAAATAGTTGATTTCCAATTATATCTGTAAACAATAGGGAACCACCATTGGCGGTGTTTGCTTTCAACACAATAGTTTGTGCTGTAAGCCCTGTATTCGCAGACAAAAAGGTAATGTTAGGTTCGTCAGAAGAACCTACATTAGGATATATGAGAATGTTTTTATCTGAATCAGCCATCTTATATTTATTTTACCTTTTTTTAAATTTATGATACAAGAGTAACGGTGACATTTCCTGCATCAAATTCAGGAATAGATACTGGGCTTGCAGGAGGAGCATTATATACTGTAAATGTTACTGGTGATGATACCCAAACTGGATTGAAATAACATCCACCGCCTCCACCACCGCCAAGGTCGGTACAGCTACAATTATCTAGACCTCCTCCTCCTCCACCAGAATATCCTCCTCCTCCACCACCAGAATATCCTGAAGCACCAGTAGAACCTCCGCCACCATAACCTCCAAATGCTGATGCACTATAAAGTCCGCCGGCACCACCATTTAAAAAAGATTTTCCATGATTAGAAGTAAGTTGAATTGGATTGGGGCCTCCAAGACCATTTCCTGAAAAACCTGCACCACTTCCTGCTACAGCAGCACAACTTGTACCTCCTGGTGTATCTCCTCCATTACCTCCTGAACCTTCTGTCCCAGAATTAAAGCCACCGCCTGGTCTTCCATTGGTTGGATAAGCTCCACCGCCAGTTGTGTTTGCGTTTCCATAATTGATGGCAGTCCAAACTATTGGACCGGTCGAATCCTGTCCTCCGCCGCCACCGCCTCCAGCCACAACTATAGCTGTGTTTGATGCATCATCCACAATAAAAGTTCCTCCACCGCCGCCACCGCCTGAACCAACGCAAGTACTATAAGTATTTGAACCTCTTTTACCAACTAATATTTTTATTATTTGACCTGCAACTAAGTCAAAATCTCCAATTACTGTTGCACCAGAAGAATACTTGGGTCCACTAAAAGTAGAATAACAAGTTCCAGATGGTGCACCTCTAGCTACTATTTTATATGTACCTGTTCTCGGTACAGTAAAATATTGAATGCCACCAACTTGACTAAAATATTCAGCATTGTCTATCCAAGAATTACTACTAAAATTTAATCCAAGTTTTGTTTTGTAGAATGAAACAAAGTTATCAATACTGGTCTCGCTTGATGCAACATTTCCATTTAAAAAAGTAAAAGATGTAAAAGGAAATAATTCATCTTCCTTATCTTCATTGATATTAATGCTTCCACGATTTATTTTTATCTGACCTTTCCTAGTTTCAATTGGCATAATTAACCCTCAACAGTCAATTTATCAATATCAGCTCTTTCTGCATAGATGGTGAAATGACAATTTATATTTTTACCTAAATTGTTTCGTATATAAACTTTATTCTTTTCTATCTTTTCAACATATAGTTGCTGATACTCTCCAACAGGAGTTAAGTTAACAGTAATTGTGTTTTCATCTACTAATTTTTTCCAGTAATCTGGTAGTTTAATAATTCTTTCTGTGGTTTGACCACGAACATACACACCATATTCTGGTCCCTCTAAAGAACCATAACGAAGTGTTTTGCCTTTTTTCGTTGGGTGTGGAATACTAAATGATTTTGTTAGAGCATTCAGAGCACCATTGATACCAACACCACCAGAAACAATCAGAGCACCAGTTGAGACACTTGTTGATACTGTTGTGTTTGTAATCTCAATGGCATTTGTTGTCGTTGCACCAATGTCAGTAACATCTTGCAATGATTGTGAACCACCGCCACCACCACCTGCTGGTGGTGCAAAAGTTATTTCTTTTGTTGTTGTGTTATAGTAAAGTGCTTGTGTATTATTTGTTAAATCGTTTCGAATTGGGTCAATATATATTGACGCTGTTTCTGAATATACAACACCACCTATACCATTTGCATTTAATATGATAGAGTTAGCTGCTGCACCGTTAAATCCAGCGTAAGCACCTATTACAATAGAACCTGAATTTTGGCCAGGATTGCCGTAGGTTTTTCCACCTTCACCTGCAGCATAATTACCTATCGCAATACAATTATTTCCTTGAGAGTCGAAAGCCGCTCTATAACCTATTGCAATAGATTCTGAATTTTGAGTTGCATACGCCGCTTCTCTACCAATTGCTATTGATGATGCTCCTTGATATGACCTTCCTGTATCGTATCCTAAAGCAACTGCGTATTGTCCTTGGTATGAATGGGTGGTGAACGCTGTACCAATAGCAACAGCATAATCACCTTGGCTAGTATATCCTCTACCAGAACCAATTGCAATCGCACGTTGACCCTGCGACCTTCCAGTAATGTTACCAATCGCAATGGATTGATAACCTTGGCTAATACCGGCACTAGGACCAATTGCGATTGAACCAGTATTTGTAGATTCACCAGAATCACGACCAATTGCAATTGAATCGATAGCTAAGTTTGCACCAGAATTAGTACCTATTGCAATACTATTTGCGCTTTGACTTTGATATCCAGCTGCACTACCGAGTGCAATCGCAAAAATATTTTGACTATACTGTCCGGCACTTTCACCTATTGCTATTGATTTTTCACCTTGAAGATTATTGCCAGAATTGACTCCGATTGCGATAGCAGATGGACTTTGAAAGTAATTTCCCGAAAAACTTCCAATAGCTATACTTGTTGAACCTTGATTTTGATAACCAGCTTCACGACCAATTCCTACTGCATAAGCTCCTTGATAATATCCTCCCGCAAAATTTCCTATAGAAACAGCATCTGATTCTTGGTTTTCTATTGAAGCAGCATATCCTATAGCAACACTATATGCATTTTGGCTAGTATAACCCGAACTCATACCTATACTTACACTTCGTTCACCTTGTCCAACAACGCCTGATTCCCAACCAATTGCAACTGAATAAGAATTTTGGCTATTAAAACCAGCTCTTGTTCCAATAGAAACCGATGATTCGCCTTGATTAATATGACCAGAATATGTACCAACTGAAATAGAATTAGAATTTTGACCACTATATGCAGAATAAGAACCTAATGCAATTGAGTTTGATTGTTGAGCAAATGAAGCTGATTCAACACCAATTGCAATTGATTTTTCTCCTTGAGTTGAAAGTCCAGAGTTGTAACCAATTGAAATTGCTTCATATGATTGAAAATTTTGTCCTGCATTTGAACCAATTGCTATACCATAACTCTGTTGGTTTGCATAACCAGCTTGAACACCTATTGAAATAGCTTGAGAATTTTGTCTTGTTCTACCTGAATTTTGACCAATAGAAATTGAAGCTACACCTTGATTGTATCTTCCACTTTCAGTACCAACTGCAATTGCATCTGCATTTTGATTTTCATAACCAGTTAAATAACCTATAGCTGTGGCTTGAGAACGTTGATTTGCAAATGCTGTACTAGTTCCTATAGCAACTGAATATGTGTTTTGACCATATCGACCAGAACCAGTACCTATTGCGATAGCATCTTGATATTGATTTACTTCACCCGATAATAAACCAATTGCTATAGTTTGATTACCTTGAGTTTGTCTTCCTGCGGCATCACCAATAGCAATTGCAAAATTTCCTTGTGATGTTTTGCCTGCTTCATCACCAATAGCTACAGCATATACGCCCTGACTGGTAAGACCTGCTCCCCATCCAATAGAAATATTATTACCAACACCATAACCACCAGTATTTGCTTTTAGTTTTGCACTATTAGCTTGAGCGTAGGCAGCAAAAGCTACAGTATCATCTCCACCACCTCCACCCGAAGCAGTAGAACTAATAGTTAAAGATTTTGCACCAACATCAGCAGAAATTGTGATGTTTGTACCAGGAATTATAGAAAGTGTATCAGTAGATGTTGTAGCGAGAATCAAGGAACCATTGGCATTGACTGTACCAAAGGTATCTTGATTTTGAATTGATTGAATATTGCCTAAGTCATCTTTATAGAATAACTTACCATCAGCGGCGTTAATAGCCAACTCACCATCTTGTAGTGATGGTGGTATATTTCCACTTGATGTGGACTTTTTGATTTGAATTACGGTATTTGCGATTGCCATTTATTAAAAACTTCCGCCATCCTCTGTAACTGTTACGGTTTCGGGTTGAACAACAACAGTTTCTACTTTGTTTGTTGCTCGAGATTCATCAACCTTTTTTCGCTTGGCAGGAGTTAATTGCAAATACTCAATTTGGTCACTTAATTCTTTAATTCTATTTTCAAATTCATTCCTAGTTTTTTGGTGTAATTCTCTTTCCTTCACCAACTCATTTCGGAATGTATCAACGTGTTGCACTTGATGTTTCACATTATCATATTCAGACCTCATCTTATCAAGGTTTGCCAATTGTTGTCTTAAATCGGCAATCACACCATCCTTTGAAGAAATCGTAGACTGTAAACTAGAAACTTCTGTTTGATTCTTTTCTTGCTGAGTTTTCTTATAAGTCTCTAGTTCGTTTTTTAGTGTATCTAATGTCTTTCTTTGTTCTTCAATTACTTCATTTGTTATTCTTGCGTTGGTCTGTAAAGAAATTGTTCTTATAACCGCTTCATTTAAAGTTCCTGTCAAAGCTTCAATATAATAATTTACATACTTTTCACTATCCATTTTAAACCCCTATTATAAAAAAATCACAATTATATTTAGAACGTTCCTCCATCCATATTTGTCGCCCAAACTGGAACTCCTGTATTTGTTACAGTTAAAATCTGATTACTCCAAGATTGGTCTGATGTATCAGCAGCTGCAGTTGCTTGAAGAGCACCTGTTCCGTTTCCGTAAATCATTCCATTTGTTGTAAATGTTGCTGCGCCTGTACCACCTTGTGATACTGTTAATCCAGAAATTAAAGAACCTGTGTATGCGGTGACACGACCATAATCATCAATCGTCAATGATGTGATGGTATTACCAGCAGAAAGTCCACCAGTTATTGTTGGTGTAACGTTTGCAATTTGTGACAGAGCACCTGTGCCATTACCAACTATGATTTGACCAGCAGTAAATGAACCTGCACCTGTACCACCTCTTGCTACACCTAATGTGCCTGATGTAATCTGTGAAGCATCGATTGCAATGTCAACACCAGTTGCAGCAGTAACACGACCGTACGCATCTACAGTTAGAGAAGATATTGTCTTGCTAGCTGCAAGAGAACCAGTTAAAGTATATGTTGAATTTGCGAATGATGCGAGTGATGTACCATCAAAGAAGGTCAGAGAACCTGGTGTAAATGTGGTTTGATTTGTACCACCACGAGCGATTGGTAATGTACCATCTGTAATCTGTGAAGCATTGATTGCGACTGCGGTATTTGAAACTGCTGATACTCTACCATATGCATCTGTTGTGATAACAGGAATATAAGATGCAGAACCATATGCACCAGATGTACCAACGTTTGCAAGAGAAGCAACTTTTCCACCATCATAGTATGTAATACTTCCTGGTGTTAAGTAATTTGGATTTAATGCACTTGTAATTGTAATGTTTGTTGCATTTGCTTCAGAAACATTCAGTACATTTGTATTTGCAACAATTGATTTTAAATTTGAATTTAATGTAGCAACTCTAAATGATGCATCATTAATGTTTACTTCATTATTTGCTTCTAATTCTGGTAAATAATTGTCAAATACATAATATTCTTTGTTTGATGCGTGCCGGAAAATACCTGTATGTCTATTGTCTGCACCATCAAAGTAATTTGCAGCCCAACCAATGTCTAGTATGTCAGCAGAATAATTATTTGCAGCTAAGTAAATAAATGGGTCACCAATGACCAAATGGTCAATGTCTTCCGCAATAACGTTACCTGAAATGATTAAGTTACCGGTAATTGCAACATTACCAAACACATCAACATCTGAAAGAACGATTTGTGTTCCAACTGATGTGTTTCCACGAAGAACAGTATTGTCTACATCAAATGTAACTGTGTCGGTTGCTGATGCAGTTGAGGTAATACCTGCGCCGCCTGCAAGTGTTAGTGTATCGCCACCATTAACAGTTTGAGGTGTACCTGTATCACCAGCAACAGTAAATGAAGTTGTGACTGAAGTGTTTGCAATATCAATGATACGACCATTTGCAGCAACAGTAACAACTGGAATTGCAGTTGTACCACCATATGTGCCAGGAGAAGCAAGGGTAGTACTGAGTGCAGCTGCAAGTGCAACTGGTGAGGTACCATTAAAAGATACTGCTGACGCAAGAACTTCACCTGTAACTGAGAAGTTTTGTGCGGTATCTAGTTGAACCGCCGAGTTTGCAACACCAAATAGTTTACCAAAGAAAGCACCTTCTGCATTTCTTTTAACCAGAGTGCTTGCTACGTTAGCTGAGGTAGCAGAACTGATTGTTTCAAATGTTCCGTTACTGCCGATGGCCAGAAAACCAGTTCCATCAGGAGTACCAATAAAGAGTGTATTACTCTGGTAAGAATAACCCAATTCACCCTGTTTTAATGAACTAGGTGTCGCTGAACCAAGTGAGCGTTTAATTAGAATACTGGTATTCGAAATGGCCATCTTAAAATCCTTTGGTTTTTATAGTTATTATTCGGGTATTTATGTAAAGTTGCCTCCGTCTAATACCATGAAAACTTCTGCATTGGCCGCAAAGGCACCAAGAACAGTCAGATTTCCTGTGACTGTTCCACCAGTAATTGGTAATGCATTATTAGCTGTACTTGACGCATAGGTTGCTACATTGTATGCAATGTTGGCTGTTGCAGCAGCATTTTGTGCAATTGCAACAGCTGAATTGATTTCATTTGTAAGATTAGCAGAAGCACCAAAGAATGTGGCTGTAGACTGAACTCTAGGTGTTTGAGCCGTTCCTACTCTAACTGTTACTACGGAAGGGTTTGTAACTGTAACATTTGGCATTTAAATCCCTATCTTGTTACTCTAGGAGATACAAATATTTGCCCCTCTAAAACTCTTGTCACAGTATTCCCAGTTGTGATGATAACATCATATACTAACTTACCTGCTGGAACATTAGCGGTTGTAGCTGCGTTAGCTGATATAGTAATTATGCCACTATTGGCATCTGTAATTGTAGCATCAAAAACTATAGTTGTATTTGAAGAATAATAAGTACGGCGTGCTTGAGATGCAACAGTAAAACCATTTAAATCAAATGGATTACCATACGCATCATCTAGTGTGATTTCGGATGTAAATGTTGTACCTTGTTCAAGGTACTGGTCTTGATATCCAGCTGGCATCTTTACTTACCTTTTTTCAATTCTTCAATTTCTGCTTTGAGTTCTTTGATTGCTTCGACTAGAAGAGGTATAATTCTCTCATAACGAATTGTTAAATATTCATCACTAATTGGTGCAGTTGAAATAACCTCTGGAAGTATTCTCTGTACCTCTTGTGCAGACAAACCAACTTCTTTTGCAGGTTTATAACCTAAACTTTGTGCGACTTCGTTTGGTTCATAATAGAAACCATTCAATGTCATAACTTTATCTACTGCATCATCAATGTTACCTAATTTTGTTTTCAGTCTTTCGTCCGAATAGTAAGCAACAATGTTGTGTATTGCACGAATAGAACCAACGTTAGCGGTATCTGGTGTAGTACCAACACCTATTGCGTGACGAATTTGTGTGTTGCCTGATACAAATGTTGTATTTGATGTAAAGAATTGTAAGTTTGTAGTATTGGAAGCATATCCTGTACTGTTAGCAAATAAAACAGAATTATTAAGATATCCATATGTGTTTGCGTTACCAGTACCAAGAGCACCTAAGTCAGCATAAGTAAATTCTTTTGTTGATGCATTGTAGAAAACAATGTTTGCTGTATTTGAAGAATCTTGTCTGACAGGATTAATAAAAAGACCAGAATTGTTTGCCCAATTTAACTGGTCTTGTCCAGAACCATTTATTGCAATCGAATTTGCAACTTGGCCACTTCTTGCAGCATATGAACCTATTGCTATTGAGTTGTTGCCTTGATAATTACTACCAGAAGAACCTTTACCTGCATTGTGTCCTATAGAAACAGTAGATGCATTTGATTTTTGTCCTGCTCCACCACCAATAGCAACTGAATATTGACCTTGTTCTATACCTGAAAGTATTCCTAATGCAACACCACCAAATCGTTGAATTGTTCCTGCTTGTGCGCCTATAGCAATGCCATATTGGTCTTGATAATTTTCTGCTGCTTTAAATCCTATAGCAATGCCATAGTTTTCTTGTAGATTTTCACCAGATTGATAACCGAGTGCAATGGCATATGCACCTTGATTATTACTTCCTGCATCAGTACCAATTGCAATTGAATTTGCACCTTGTTTTGTGTAAGCTGCATGGCGACCAATTGCAATTGCACCTTCACGCTGACTATTACTGGTTGAAGCGGTGTTACCAGCAGTATTTGCGCCTATAGCAACACAATCTGATTCTTGTTTGTATCCTGCATTTGGACCAATGCCAACGTTTCTACCACCTATAACTGTAGTACCTGATTTAACACCAATAAAAACAGATTCTTCTCCAGCCAGAGTTCCATTATATCCAGTCGCACCACCTGTGCCAGACAAATAACCAATTGAAATTTGATTTGCTTTTAATTCGTCTGCTGAAGAAACATAACTTCCAATTGCGATACCACCTTTTCTAGCACCACCAGATGTTGCTCCAGTTGAAACTAATGGTAAATTTTTACCAATTAATATTGCTTCAGAGCCATCTGTACTCGTAGTGTTTTGCCGTATTCTAATATTAGGCATATCAACAAAATTAATTGTTGCATTTGAAGTAACATTTAAAGTATTTGCATTTGCAATGTTGACATTTGCACCAACTGTAATGTTTGTAACTCTTTGTATTGCTGTATTAACATTTTGAATGTTAATCGTTGCAGTGTTAACTGTTGTAATATCTAAGAAAGATGTATTAGAAGAGACAACATTTTGAAAAGAAACATTAGTTCTTGCAATGTTCAACTGAGCATTATTAATTGTACCTGTTGTTGTAAATGATGATAAGATTGTTGCTGCATTAGAAATTAGTATATCTGAATTAACTGTTGGTGCAACAAGATTTGTTACAGAACCATTTGTTATAGTGCCATTTGTGATAGTTGCTGTGGAAATAGATGCAGAATTTATAGTGGAATCATTCTGTGTAGATGTTCCAATATTGGCAACACTTAAATATGCATTTGTAAGTGTTGAAGAATTTGAAGTTAAATTATCAGTTAAAGCAGTAGAAATTCTTCCAGTAGTAACAAAAATATCATTAAGTGTACTATTGGTAGAATTAAGTGTTGTTATCGTACTTGTATTAACTGTCTCAACATTAATTACGGCAGTGTTAATTCTTGCAACATTTAAAGCTGAGTTATCAATTGTTGCGTTTGAAGAAATTAAGTTTGTAAAAAAAAGATTGTTTGCAGTCATAAAATTAATGACTGCACTATTAGTTGTTAATTGATTTGTTAGTGACCTTGTTGCAAATATTGTACCACCAAAAGATGCGTTAGCAGTTACCTGTAAGGTATTGCTTGATGTTCCACTTAAAACAACGTTACCAGCAAATAGAGAATTGTTTGCAACAGACAGGCCTGTACCACTACCAGAGAGTGTTAAGAGTCCAGAATCTTTAGTATAGTTACCTTTTCCTAATGTATTGTTTTCAACAATTAGTTGACCTGTTGCACCTAACCATTCACTAAAAGTATTTGCTAAACTTAATGTGTTTATTTGATTTGCCATTATTGTTTCTCTAGTAATTGTTTAAGTAGAGATTTTATATCACTCATCTCATTTCTTAAATCTGAAATTTCTTTATTCACTATATTTATTTGCTCTTTTTGGTTCTTAATTAAACGCAACTTTGCATAATATTCATTCTTTTCGTTATTGTCGGTATTGATTAGAGCCATACTTTGTGTGTCTCTAATCAAATTTGAATTGTTAATTTTAACAAGTGGCATATTAAATTCCTGTTCCTGCTGGTAAAGCAATTGCACGAATGTCCGTTAAGAATGGTGGATTAGTTGGGTCTAATGCAGACATAACAACTTTGATTTGGAACTGATTAAATGTATCATATGTTGTGCCTGTCGTGCTTGTATATGAAATAGAATTGTTTGGTTGTAGACTATCAAAATATCCAGGCGCACAAACATATTCAATAATATTTGTTCTACTTGTAGAATATACATCTTTACTATCAAGTTGTGTCATTAATTGCCAATTTTGATTTTGTAAAATATCAGTATCACTAGTATTGAGAATTCTATAGTAAATATAGACTTCAGAACCAAGTGGTTTATAAGCACTATAGTAAACTCTCAAGTCACCAGATTCATTTGATGGTGACAAAACAACTTTCTTAGTATAATACTTTGCTCTTCCATTACCACCATTTGGTGATGTTTCACCTGATATTGATATAATTGCGTTAGAATTTCCACCTCTTGTTAATGGATTAGAAATTGCAATTGATGGTGTAACAATATAACCAGAACCTCTATATGTTGTATATACACTTTGAATTGCACCAGAAATTGCATTTGTTGTATAACCAAACACAGGTAAATCTGGTTGTCCAAAGTCATTCACAGTATTTGAGTTTCTAAGTCCTGATGTAATAACAACGGTAGAAGTATTATTGTAACCTGTACCTCCATCAATAACTTGTATCTGTGGAGTAGAGTAACCCATATTGTTTATAGAGTAGATAATGGAATAAAAAGTTGTACCATCATCAGAAATAATTGGAGACACATATGGGTCAGTTGATGAAAGTGTAGCAATCATTTCAAAAGAATTATTTGAAGTTGGTACAAGCACACGTGTGCCTAATCCATCACTCAAATAAACATCTTCAGATAATGGTGAAGCAAATCTTCCTGGAGAAATTGCTACAGGTGATGTTTTTGCTAATGTGCTTCCCAATGTCGTTGCATATGTGTAATCAATATTTGTTTGTGTTGGAGTAAAATCTGTTGTTGTAAGATTAAATGCGTGAACACTTGTTAATGAAGTTTCAAAAGTACCATACAAGTTTTGTATAACATTTGCGTTCATTGCATAGGTTAAACTTTGTGAACCAAGTTTTCTGTTTGGTAGATTTTTTGGTATAACAAAAGAAATTGTTGGTTTCTTTGTAATGTCAAACTTACAAGCAGATAATACAAACATTAACGCTTTAGTTTGGTCAGCAGTCCAAGTAATTGAATTTTGTGATTCGAACAGAGAACCAACATATGGTGTAGCACCAATCTTAGATGGTGTTAATGGGTCCGGGTCTGTTGGTAAAGCTTTTGCTGTTGATATAATCGCTGGTTCATTTTGACCACCATAATACAATAGATAGTCAGCTGAATTTGCTTGAATCAGAACAGCATATAATACTCCAGATTCAACATAAACTGGTGCATCAAATACAAATTCTGTCCATGTATTTTCGGCTAGATAGTGTGGCCTATTGGATGTTTTAATATCCGCTGCATCAACAATAGTTCTAGAATAATCCAATATTCTACCTGTTGGGTAACCATTTAATGTTTCTACGATTGAAACTGTAACAGGAGTTGTTGGTTTCTTTAAATTTTGGAACGGAGCAAAGAACAATTTAATTGAATTTAAGTAAGCACCATTTGGATAATTTTTCTTGTCTAAAATAAATGTTTGAGCAAGAGGGTCCATTGGTGATTCAATAGAAATAATGTTATAACTTTGTTTATCCAATCTAGTAAATGTTGTTGCTGAAGAATCAACAGATGGTGATAGTGTATTTAAATTAAATATGCCACCAGCATAGAAAGTTGCCTCTGCAAATGTTGTTGCTGAAGCTGGATTGTTTGTAGCTCTGTTTCTATTATCTACACGGAATACCCTTTCACCACTAAAGAATTGTGAACCTGGTATAGAAAATACACCAACAAATTCTCCATTTTCATTTGAAGAAAGTCCAGGAATAGTATTACCCAATCTCTTTGCTTCAGCCACATTAGCAACTGTACCACGAATATTATATTTTGAATTTAAGTTTCCATATATTGCACTGGTACCCATTGCAATGTCAACAGGTCTATCTAGTGTCGCTACTTTTGTAACACCATTGTAGTCAACGATGTTTGCAGTAAACGTATAAGTTTCCATTAAAATTGCTGTTTGTTTTCTTTCTGCATCTTGTATTGTTTGTTGTTCTGCTATTTTTACTGTATCATCACCATACACATACGCAATTGGTTGCCATGGGTCTCCATCACCAGTTCTATAAGAACGAATTACTTTTTGTGGTGGAGGAGGCAAATAGGTAGCTTGATAATTGTATGGATATGTGTAAGTTGATTTAATTGTAATTTCACCACCTACATAAAAATCTGTAATATCTGATGAATCTCTTGATAAAGAAACTGTGTTTAATCCAGCATAGTAAATACCACCATCTGGTCCAGCAATGTTAGCTGTTGAACCATCAAATTTTAAATCATTTGGTGATAAAGTATTCCAAATAACATTATTATTTGCGTCATAAACAACAGCTGCAAAAGAAGCGTTTGATGTAGCAGATGCAGTTACGCTCCAACGAATCGTTGTGTTAGCTAAGAATGAAGCATTGCCACTTATATTTTTAACAGCTGTTAATACATTTGTTGGGCTTGATGCTGGACTTAAAATGCTATCATTATTACCAAAACCAACAGTACCGGTAGCAGTAGAAACAACTTTTAATGTGTACACTCCATTTGAAGTGATTGGAACTCTAAAACCATTACCAACATTGTATGTTGTTCCAAAGTTATTGTCACCCCAAACTCCGTAGTTATTTAAAAGTGTTCCTGCTGCTTCTGTTCCCCAGAGCTTTGGTGACTTGTAAATAGTTTTAATTGAACTTGTATTTCCTAATGTGGTGAAAGTAATGCCTGGTCCTGTAACAGTACCACTTGTTGTTAGATAAAGAATTGAATTTGCATTTGTAAATGTTACATTACCATAGGCAGTACTATACAAATATTTTCCATTAGCAGCAAAGTATGCATTGATTAAATTATTTGTTGGTACTTGAGTTGGTAATTGAATATACTCAGAAATGTACAAACGAGTTTGATTGTTTGTTGGATATTTGTATGCAGAAACAACACGACCAACAGGATAAAAACTAAAGGTGTAGGTATTGTCGTAGAATCCAATGATATCATCTTCTTTAAAGTTTCCTCTTACACCAGTTAGTTCAATTATATCTGGTTGAGTAATGTACTTGTCAACATTTAACCCATCAAACCAAGCAGAAAGTGGAGAATTTACTAAAAGACCTTTTGCACGTACAATAACCTCTTGTGGTCGAATGTACGCTCTAAGACCTTCATTAGTAACATAACCATTTTGTGCAGAAAGTGGTGCTGCGGCCGCCGAAGAAGTGTTAGTTGCTCTGTTAATACCAACAGTTTGTGAAGCATAACTGTCGTTTGTTGCAGCAGCTAATTCTTGATTGTATTGTTGTGTGGTACCAGGTATAGATTGATAGTCACCTGCGTTAGTTAAGTTTACACCGCCTGTTGTTTGTGTAAATTGATATCGTGGGTCTGTAATTAAAATACTTGGTACTTCATGTGAATTAACCCAATTATCAATTGGAGGATTTAGTGTACAAATACCTTCATAGTTAACAACGTTAAATGGATTGATACTGATTGTTCCACTACCTAATTGTTGTACAGCAATATTTTCAACGCTATATGGTAGTGTGAATAGATTTGTTAATGAGCCATTCAAAGAATTGATAGTGAATGTATTTACTGGTTGTGATGCTGTACCATAACTTCCTATTACTTGAGGATTTTGTAATGAATAGTTCGTAACGAAACTGACAGGACCAAGAGTCTTTTTACGAATGTTAATATTTGCATTGAAATCTTCTGAATAGGTTTCAGCTGTTGCGAATGAACTAAAGTCATCAACAAGAATACCATTTTTAAAACGATTTAATCCATTTACATCTGGAATTTGTAATGCATTGGCATTTGATTCTAAAATACTCAGAGCAGTATAATACTCTAAGTTATTAACTTGAGTTTGTAAATCAGTAATGTCTGATTTTGCCCAACGTTTGTGTAGAATTTTTGTTACAGAAAGATTTGATGGTTCACTTGTTGATGTAACACCATATGTTGATTCAGCAGCAACATAATTTGGACCTTCACCAGGAACATATGAAGTGTATGGGTCTAATGTAATTTGAGCTAATAGTAATGAACCATCTGGTTCAATAGGATATTGTGCGTTCTTTGCTGGAGTACCTATTATCATTAAAAATTCGCTGTCTTTTGTTAAGACAAGTTTATCTCTACGACCAAGATAATAATTGTAACCGCAAATAAAATTAGACCTATTTTGTGGGAAGAAAATACCACCACTTGTTGTTGATGGTAGAGATTTATAATCCCAAGTGTAATCTAATACGCCATTTTTTCTAGTTGGTCTAAAGTCAACACAATCTCTTAAACTGTAGACAGTACCATTTTTTGCAATGTATGTTGGTATTTTTCTATAATCTTCATCGATATAAGAACTTACAGTAAAGAATCCATCACCACCAGAGTGAGAATAATAATCATAGACAACTAACATATTACCTAATGGTGGAATAGCACCAGGTTTTAATTGAATTGTTGCGTGGTCATAGAAGTTGTCTTTTTGTCCATCATTAAAACTAAATGATGTTGTTATATCTGTAAAGTTTGATAAACTATCGCCAGCTGCAATTTCAACCGCAGCGGAACCAGTATCAATAATTTTTTGTACTGTGATTAAATCAGAAACATATAAAGATATTGGTGTAGTTAAATTTGCAATGTTTGCTGTTACATAAGTTTGGCCAGAATTTACATCTAAGAATGTGTTAGTGTTTGCTCCTCCTGCACTATTAACAATAGGAGTTAAAACTCCTGCACCAGCAAAGTTTACATTACCTGTAATTTTATTTTTAATTTTTAAAACATTACCTGTACTATCACCAACACCTGGTATTGATGCGTAGACAGAAGCAACAACTGTTACTGGATTTCCATTTCTTGAATATACTGCTGATGAGAAGGTTGCAGATGTTGATGTGTTAACTGTGGCCGTATTTGCACCATCATTAAATGCTAATATTTGTCCTGTAGTTTCATCAATAACAGTAAATAAATTTTTAAATGAATCACCAAAATATGTTTGACCTGTAGTACCTTGGAAATACATTGGTGATGTGGTATTAATTGTAAAGCTATTTGAAACAGCAGAGAAAGATTGATTTCTAAACAACTGAGTTGAATAGAATGTTGTTTCATTAATTGTATTGTTTGCAACGTATTCATTACCAAGTGAGAACAATAATTCTGGTGCAGCAGAACTATTTAAAATAGTATAACCAGCTGGCACACCATTTACTTTACCACTTGCAATATTGATGTTTGTATTGGCAACAAATTTTCTAAGTGGGCTTGCTACTGTACCTGTACCACCAGTATTGGCAGTTTTGACAATAGAGTTTGCCATCTGTGTACCAAAAATCAAAGTAAACTGACTTGTTACATCAGGAGTTACTGTAAATGGACTGTCAACTGTGGCTGTTTTTGTTGATGCATTGTAAGAGACAATTGTTCGAATGTCTCCAACAGATGTACCAGAATCGATTCGAATTGTTCCACCATAGTATGCGTTAGCAGATGTTGAAAATTTAAATGATGACAGGTCGTAGAATTTAATTTCAGTTGATGTAGAACCTGCAGCTGCATTTGAACTTAGAGAGAAAGTTTCAATATCATTTACAAACGCATTGTACACATATGATTTTGTATTTGAATCACTTGTGTTATAAACGAATTGCAATCCACGAAGGAAAGCTGTACCTATTTTTGTTGATGCATAAGAAGCTTCAGTAGCATTGTTAACAGATTGTGAAACAACACAATGCAAATCTACTTGTGGGAAAGATGAGATATTAAAATTACCATTTGCATAGTCTGTTGCAAAGTAACTACCATAATTGATGAAGGTGTTGTTTGAACCTGGAGTTACAGTAGTGGTTGTTCTTGCTCTTGGTACAGTTAGTGCATAGTTTGATTGATTTTCGACACGATATCCAAGAACATACGCAACACCCTTACTGATAATCATGTCATAGAAATTAGAATTTCCGTTTGCAGTTGGTACTGGTGTTAACTTGAAGTCATTGACAATATAATCACCATTTGTTTCATAGTCTCTTTTTGCAAAGTAATCATCGATAGCTGAATAAACTGTGTTGTCGGATTGTTTTACAGTTTCACCAGCATCGTATCGAACTAATTCAATAAATGATTCATCGTCACCAAAAGTAATTGGTTTTGTGATGAGATTCAAACTGATTTTGTAACGGTCTGCACCAGGCGCTTGATAGTTTGTAGAACCAACAGCTGGGTCTAATAAAGAAGAATCATCAATATATGTTACTGTTTCTTCTACAATATTTAAACCAGCACGTAGTGTTGGCGAATTATCGTACTTATCAAGAATAGCTGTTTGTGGCAAACAAGTTACAAAATTACCAATTCTAAATTGTGAAGTTGTTCCATCTGCATTTTGAATTGTGTTATAGCCATTGATAACCCAAAAAACACCACGTGAAACGGAGACGGTTGAAGAATTACCGATAGATGTTGTGCCACCTGGATTACCAATTGTTGTTGCATATGGTGTAGCTGTCTCACCATCAGTAATATAGACAGTCATGCCGTCTGAGAATTGTGTGCCAGAAAGATATGTTACAACAAGAGTTGGTGGGTCACCTTCTAATATTGCATTTCCTGTCGCCTCGTCTGTAGCGGTCACAGAAGCGAGAATAGTGCCAGTAACATCAGTAATTTTTTTATTTAAGAAATCGGCAGCAACAACGGAGGCATTGTTAAATGTTGAATTTAATTTAATGTACTTTGCATTGAGGTTTGTGGTAACTTTACCACCAGACACAGGTGTATTTTGAGAATAAATTGCTTCAGCAAAATTAGAAATTTGATTTTGTAGGATTGTTTGAGACTGAGTTAACTCACGTGCTTGAACGGCATACCCAGGCTTAAAAAGAATTCTATAGAAATTTTTATCGGGATTAAAATCGTCAAAGTATGGGTCAATATTGTAGTTTTGTGCCATTTTTTTACCTTAAAATTGTAAGACTATTCGTGTCTGTTCATTTCCTGAAGGAGACCTTTCAACAGGTATCCTATTCTCATAGTACATTAAATATCCAGAAGCTAAATTTACGACTGTTGGTGTATATGTTAAAATAACTCTTGACACACCAGAATTTGCACCTACGATAGGAGCACCAAGAGTGTAAGTGCCTTCTGTATTTATTAACGAAATAATATTGTTTGTTGTATCATGTGATACTAAAATTGCAGAAAAATCAGTCTGTTCAACTCTTTCTCCTGATACAAATTCGCCAACACCAGATGATGTTGTCAAAATATCTGACATATTGTACACCAAATCTGTTGCTTCCTGACCGTTTGATAAAAGAGGATTCAATATCAAACCTACCTGTCTAAAAGAAACGTCTGTTGGTAATGGTATCTGACTTAAATAAGTTGAATTGACAGATGAACTTTCACTACCATTAAACTCAGAAGTAATCATTACGTGATTACAACCTAACTCTGAAACAATGTCGTATCCGTGGCCACCAATTGGTGATACTACTGCATTTGCAGTCGCACCAGAACCATTGGCTGTAGTTGATTGTATTGTTACTGTTGCAAACGTATAGTTGTTGCCTGCGCTAGTAACAATAATGTCCTGAATTTCACCGTGCATAACGTTGGCATATGCAGCTGCACCTACACCGTCACCATTAACTGTAATAGTTGTCGTTGAAATTCCTGTTATGTAATCATTACCAGCATTAGTGATATTAATTGCATCAATTGAACCAAACTTTGCACCACCTAAAGTATTTGGTGGAGTTCTATCGTATGTTATTGGCATCCAATTGTTATCAAAGAATGTCTTTTTCAGTCCTTTGTCAATCGTTGTAAGATATATCCATTTGTAACCATCTTCCATTATCATTGCTTGTGTGACATTTGTAGAACCAGGTTGTACAACAGGTTCTACAGTCGATGGTGAACCATTATTGTTCCAAAGACATTTGAAAATTTGGTCATATCGATTTCTAACATAGAATGGATTGTTCATTATACCATCTGCATCATATGTTATGATGGTATCATAATCTGTGTACTGTGAGTAGATGAATCCTGAAGTCCAGTCAAAACGTGGTATAACTGGAGAAATGGAAGAAGCGGTAATTTTTTTACCAGCAAAAAAGTTTTTCGAAACAACTTTAAAGTCATAGGCTGTTTCACCTGGCATAGGAGGTGCATTGTCATCTGGCCAAGAATCAACTTTGCCTAGAACTGTATAGATTCTAGATAGTGCGTTTGTTGATTGTGTTGGAGCATTTGAGAGATACAACGTACCAATAATTGCCGTTGCACCTTCGTATGTTAATAATCCGTTTACTGTATTTGCCATGTTTTATTTATTATGCTGTTATAGAAACGAAGGTATTAGCTAAGTCACCATCAATACTAAAATATCTCAAATATGCACATGATTGCGATACAATCGTAAATGTTGTCGAATGTTCTGTTGAATTGTTAGCAAAACATCCGTGAGTAACTGTTTTATTTTGTGCCGCTGAGTTAACAATCCAAACTTCAATTACTTTACCATATACAAAATTACTTAAAGTAATAGTAAGATTATCGTTTATAGTAAACTTTCGCAGAGAATCTCTAGCAAAATCTAAATTGACTGTTGTTACTATTGCACTTTCAATATTTGGTGTATAAATGAAACCTTTTTCTGGTGCCACGGTACCAGTAAAATAAACAGAATCGGCATTAAATGAAGCAATTTCATTTACAACATTTGAACCATTTGGTGTATTCCAAAATCTTATTCTGGAACCACGAGCGGTATCTGTATGATTTTCACTAGCAACAAAATCGATTCTTGCATCGCCGAATGGTGCATATCCTGTATCACCATAAGAGTTACCAGCAATACGCAACAGAATATCATTGTTCTGTGTTGCTGTTGGGGCATTTACTGTACCTCTGGCATTTCTACCAGCAATGATAGGATATGCTGTATTTGAAGTACCAAAAGAATCAATCAACACTCTAGCAGGTGTATCTGCTTTACTGGTCAATTGCATCAATGTACCGGCCTGTGTTGGAGTTTGTGAACTTCCTGCGGCCGTGATGCTAAAGGCAGCTTCCGATGCACTAAAGGTGGTATTTGCAAGAACCATAGTGCTATTGACAGTTACAGCACCAGTCATATAGGTGTTTGCATTCATTAATACATCACCAATAAGTGTTGTTGTACCAGCAACAAATATATTCGCCGTGTTAACTGCCTGTGCGTTAGTGTTTCCAGTAATTGTTAAATCACCATCAAATATTCCTGTTGTATTGGCCAATGCAGCATTGGCTTTCGCAAAAGCAGCATCAGCTAAAATTAATCCTGAATTTGCAGAATCGTATGATGATTGTGTAAATGTATTAACTGATTCTATGTTGGTGTTTTGTAAAACGTTAATTGAATTGATGTACGAAACACTCACATTGGCATAGTTGTATGCTGAGTTTGCCAATAACAAACCATTGTTTGCTGCGGTGTATGCAGAGTTGGCAACACTAAAACCTGATGTGATGTAGTCACTCTTAATGGCAGCTGTTTGTTGTTGTGTGCCGTCAGCAAATTGATATAGTCCACTTGTAATTACATTAGCACCATTGATGTATAAATCTCTTAAAAATGTAATTGAATTTGTGTGAAATCTTCCAACAATGTTTGAACTGAGTGTGCCACCAGCAATGAACACAACATTAGCTCCACGTGCCGAAGTACCCACGACTAAATTTCCACCAAAACTATCATCAACTTCACCCTTTACAAACAAATATGCATCGTGAGCAGACATGGCGGAATAATCGGGGTCACTAAAGGCAGAGTTATTATATCCTAAATCAACATAGTAACTTTCATTTGTACCGTCATCGGCAGTAATAACATAGTCCGAAGAACCATTTGCATCTAAGTTTTGTACTGATGTTTGTAAGTATAGTGCATCTGAACCAGTAAATTGTGCAATGACGTTTGTGAGTGCAACACCACCAGAACCAACATAAAGTTGATTGTTCGCATAAAGAGTATCACCAACCGCTTTTGCACTAATTTTGGTTGTTGTGAGAGAATCAGAGTCAACAGTAACAAAATACGAATCAAAAGGATTTGGATTTAAATTTGCTGACTGAGGTAATTGTGATATTTTTATGAGTGCCATTTTTATCCTAGTATGAGTATGTCTGACAGTTCAGTTGTGAGAGTGTCACCAGCCTCTGTCTGAATTTGTACCAATTCTGCAATTGAAACATTACCAGCAACCCAAACATTATTTGTTACAACATTTCTTGTTAATGTTATGTATCCATTAGAATTTGCTAGTACGATATTGTGTAAATTAATCGTTGGAAATCTAGATTGCTGAGTGATTTGAGTGACATTAGAAGTATTTCCATTAAAAGTAATATCATCATTAATATTAACAAAATCACTCAAATAAGTGTATATATTACCAGTAGCAATGCTCCACGCATTTGTTGTCTCTATGATATTTATAGAGTTTGTATTACCAACAGAGAAACCAAATGCAACATTTGGAACTGAGGTAATCCAATTATCTTCCAATATAATTGTGTTATTACCTTCTGAACCAACCACCCTTGATGTGAAAGGTTCTCCATAAGTGGTATAGAAAGTTAAGAAAGAATTTGCCAAAACAACATTGGCAATATTTACTCCGGATAATCCAGTAAATATAATTGTATTTGAGTAATTTGTATTTGCAATGTTTGCTGAGTATGTGAAAACACCCAATAAAGAACTCAATTTAGAGAATGGTATTGTTTGGCTTGAAGAACCTAGATTGAAACTCACCTTATCATCTAATTTGTTAAATGTCTTATATCGTATACCTGAAGGATGTAAGAAACTTAAAGCTGTGTCTTTATATTCTTTGAGTGCCTGGTCTACTTTTAAGAAATAAGTAAACTCATTGTAGTCTTCATCTTGTAGAATTGAAGAACCTGATGGTTGACCATCCGAGTTCAAAAATATACCATTTCCATACTGTAATCCTTGTGAAAGATTTACAGTACCTCTAGCGAGCCCATTACCATAAATTAATTTACCAGAAGTATAAAGACCAGAATTGGCTGTGTTAACTCTGAGATTTGAACCTATTAATTCTCCATCACGCACAACAATTAAATTAGCACTTGTGTTAATAATATCACTTGAATAATTAAACAGTCTGATACTATAAGTTGTATAGAATGGGTCTGAATTGGAAGTATAAACAGACAAACTATCAACATTTGCAAAGAAATTAATATTTCCTGATGGTGTGTCTGTTGTTGTTTGTATGAGTCTGTCACCAGGTTGTACTGAATTAATTGGATTATTATTATAAGCTAATAAATCTAATACCCTAAAAGAAACTCCTGGTTTTTGAACATAATTTCGACCTTTTTCAGAAAATTCTATCGAAATAATTTGACCAGAAGGTGTAAGTGCTGGTGTTGCTGTTGCATCGTCACCAACTAAACCTGGAATATACAATACAGCATTTGCTCCGGCAACAGTATTTACAGAAAGTTCTGGTAATCCATCTAATCTATAACCCATACCACCTAAAGGTAAAATTAATTCTCCAGCTGGGTCAGGCACATATTCAACAGAAGTTATGCCTCCTAGTCCATCGACATTGGTCACGTTTGCAAAAGCACCAAATCCTGAACCACCAGTGAATATAATAGTTTCACCTATGACATAGTTTATTCCACCTTCTGATATCAGAATAGGTGACAACATTCCAGAACTTGCAAAATTTGTTTTTGCATTGTCAGCAACAACGTATTGTCCAATAATATCTACAGATGTGCTTTCTGGAGTGTAACCGGTTCCAGGAACAACAATCACAAAAGAATTTACACCAAAGGTCGTTATATTAGAAAAACTTAAAACTTCACTAAGGGCCACGTTTGCGTTTGTAATACCAACGTTTGGAAATTCGAATGTTGAATTGAGAGTTATGTTTTCTCTATTTGGATAACCTGCATCTTGTACAGTATCAGATGACAACCAATTAACAAAATAAGTATTGGCATCAACAGAAGTTAAAGAAGCTACAGCACCACCAGAACCCACTAAAGTGGAAGTTATACTAATTTCTGTATTGTTTAAACTATATCCTGTTCCAGCAAATTGTTTTAATAAAGCAACAAAGCTTGAATCAGTTATAGAAGAAACAACTGCATTGGCACCAACAGGATTTGCAACATTAGAATCTAAACCACCATAAAATACTACAGGGTCTCCAATTTTGTAATTTTGACCTCTAAATGATGGGTCTATATTAACAGAATTAACTAAACCAATTATTCGACCTGTTACTGAAGAACCATTAATTAAAACTGTGCTATTTGTGTCATCAACTACTCTTACGTTTTCTCCAGATACAAAAGTTCTAAAAACATCCGAAAGAATTAATGTTGTAAACTGGCCATTTTGTTCTATTTTTTCAATGACCGCATAAGCGAGTGATGTTTCACCAAAAATCTTATAACCTCTGGTGCCTTTCCACGCATCATTAATATTGTTTACCTGTATTGATTTGGTTACAATCCATTTACCATCAGATGCACGAAATACAAAGTCTTTTGTATTAAAAACCTCTACATCGGAACCATACAGTACTTTAAAAAGAAAACGAAAAGATGTTGGTGTACCTTTAGTACCAAATATTTCCCTAGAATGTTTAAGTAATTTTCTTTCGTCAACTAAACTACCTTGAGGAAAAAGATTTAAGAATTGTGTCTTAAAGTAATCTAAGAAAGAATCTAAAGTACTGTCTATGTCATAGTAATCTGGTATCCTTTTTGATTCATATACAGCACCACCTTGTTGTTCCATCCACTCATAATATGCTTGTAAAAATAGTACAAAAGTAGAATAGTTTGGGTCTTCCCGAATAAAGGCGGGAAGTTGTGATGGTATTAGTAGTGATGTTTTTTTAGAAAAAGACATATTAGATTGTTGTTACATTTACAGTAATTGCTGTTGGGTCACTTGAATCAAGTGTGATAATTTTATTAAAACTGGAAGCAACAACTCTGTCTTGTGCCAACGCATTGACTTTAAAGTAACCATCAATACTGTTTATTGTATAAGGTTGGAAGTCTGTAAGTGTAACAATACCTTTTGTATAATCAATTAATCCTGCGTCTTGTGTTAACACGTTCTTAATTAAGTTTTGGAAATAGTATGTTCTCAAACCTGTATAGTTATCTTTAAGTGTTGCGGTGGCAGAAGCTCCAGTACCAGTTGTGTCTGTAATTGCAACTAACGCTTGAGTATAATTTCTACCTGAGTTTGTGATTCGAATATCTGTTATGACACCATTTAAAACGTCTGCTGTTGCGGTTGCACCAGTACCATCACCATAAATTGTTACAACGGGAGCAGAACTATAACCTGAACCACCATTTATAAGTATGATACTGTCTAAACCAGTTGATAGGTCATTTCTCTCTTCATAGAAAACTTGTGGGTAATAGTTTGCATTGATATCGTACTGACCAAATGAAACCGGGAAAGTAACAGATTGATTTGCAAACTTTCTTAACGGATTATTAAACTCAACCGCATAAGTTTTTGCATTGATTAGTTCTGGTAATATTCTTCTTTGTAATGTAACATCAAAGTCAATACCAATGATTGCTCGGTCAAGTGCCTGAGTATAAACAATCAAATCACCGACAGAAAAAGTCGCATTGAAAGTGTTCAATGTATTTTGACAGAAAGTTATTACGCCTGCTTTAATTAAGTCTTGTATTTGTGCAGCAGTTCTATTTGTTTTTCTTGGGTCAAATGTAACGTTTGAAGTAAACAATAAGTACAAATATTCTGGTGAAACTATTTCTGGTGTAACTGTCATCACCGAAACTGGTTTGATAACATCATTAATTAAAATATTTTTTTGTTCTTCAGTTAGACTATAACCACCAGATGGTTTGATGGAAACATAAATTTTACCATAAACGGGTGGATTCATTTCTTCGCCACCCCACACATTAACTGCATCTAAACTTATACCATACTTGTTTTGTTGTATGATTGTAATATAGTCATTCTTTGATACAGCTCGGGAATTTGTTGCGTAAGCTTTTGGTGCTTGAAATCTAATTGAATCAACAGACTCTCTATTCTTACCTCTTGTTGCAGAAAGAACCGGTGTAATGTCTGTGACAGAAAAACCACCAATTGTATCCAACAGAGTAAAACTATTAGCGCCTTCTGCAGCAGAACCTTTTGTTGACAGATAAGAAACATTTACTATATTTCCATTCTGTAATGTTTGCCCTACGATTCCGTCACCAAAATAGATTTCATAAAAACCACGAATACCTTCTTGTAAAAAGAAAACTTGGCTTGTTGATGTTAGATTTGTGTAGTCGGTTGCTAAAGTAAACACATCATAATAACTATTTGCACCAGAATCTTGTACTGTGACAGTTAGTGTTGAAGTATCGATATTTGTGTCTGGTATTTCAAATGTCAAAGTTGGATTTGCAGAAATATCTACAGTAAATTGATTTGTACCAACAACTGATTGTTTAATGTTGACGTTTTGAAAGGTTGCAATTTGTGTTGTTGTATTTGTATTGACAGTAATTGCATCTGTTGTTAGAAAAGTATAGTTTACACCATCGATTGATTCAGAAATGAATTTTGTATACTGTGGTAATGTGAGAGAAGATGCCGTCACATTGTATACATTCATATTGATGATGGCGGTTGGTGCAATGGCAGACTGTGGTGTATATCCTAGTAATTTTGCGTGAGAGACCACCGATTCTCTTTGAATAGCAGAATCCAAGAACATCTCATTGGCCACCATATTGAGATAGTAGGCATTGTACTGTGTATTGTACGCAAGAATATCAAGTAACGTAGAAAGACCTGAACCAGTATAATCGTAGTCTTTAAGTACATTTTGACCTTGTAAAAAGGTAATAAAGTTAGATTTTATATCGGCAAAATCTAAATCCGCAAGTTGAATATTGGTATTTGATGCCATTTATCGGTTTCTCTCTAGTAACAGGTTGACAGCTGTTGGTTGCGTTGCATTACCAATAAAGAAAGTCACACGAACATAGAACGCATTTTGGTCTGGTAAAGGGTCAACTACAATCTCATCAATCTGTGCCCTAGGTTCAAAGTTATTTAACACGTTTCGAATTTCAATTTCTAAAGCATTGGCTGTGATAGATGATATTGGTTCAAACAGTAAAGAGTTTAAATTTGACCCAATTTCTGGTTGAAATGGTCTCTCATAGAAATCAGTCTGTAATAAGTTTCGAACTGAACGAATGACTGCGTTGTTGTCGTAACTAAGAGCAATATCACCTTTACCTGGTTGTTTGGTAAAAGTGAGGTCTATGTCTGAGTATATTCTTGTTAAAGTTGCCATTCTTTATTTATTCTGCTTAAAAGTAAAATTGCTTTTTGGACTCTTGGAAGTCGCCGGAAAAATTCTTGGGCCGGAACGAAAATTTTCGAATTTTTGAAATTATGTGTTGGCTTTAGGAAACTGAGTTTTGATTGCGTTGATTGCAGTTTCCCAATTGTTCGTTCCGTTGACTTTATCCCAATATAACATATCCAGCTGGTCCTTAATATTTGGATAATTTTCTGCTCTTTGTCTCTTATATTCTAAAGCATCATATTCTGCTTGGAGGCGAGCAACTTCAGCTAAAACCTCTTCTTTTGTTGGA